ATGCCGCGTCCTTGTCCGTCCAAATGGAATCGATCCAGCCCCAGTTCCCGGACGTCACGACCCACACTTCCGCCGAAACACGGATTGGCTCATAGTGGTTGACGCAGTATTCGATACTTGCCGCAATCCACTGGTCAAGCTTGTCCCTGAACTCACTGTCAGCTAGGATGCTTGTGTCTTTCATTTTGAATCCTGTAAACCCGTTTTCAACCTTCAAACCCAGCCGCTCCCGCGCACACCGGGAACTGCTGTTTGAAGATGGCTAGAACCGCTCCAGCAACGTCACGATGCTCCTTTTGAGCGTGGCTGTCAAGGCGCTGCTTGAGGTAATGGATCCAGGACCGGACAGAGCCGGTCATGTAGAGGGTGGTGCGGGTGCAGAGCGGGAGGACCATACGGGCGCATTCTGGGGCTACGCCTTCCTGGATGAGCTTATGGTAGGCGCCAACAGCGCCGGCAACTGCGTCCATGGCGACCACGCCAAGCATGGATGTGCCGTAAGGCTTCTCAAACAGGTCCTTACCGCTGCCCTGCCGGTTGCCGCCCTGGGCCTTCTCGCGAAGCTCGAACTCCTCCCACATCCCACGGGAGGGATCCACAACCGCATACCTCTGGCTAAACTCCTGAAACGAGAAGCTGCGGTGCCGAAGGATCTGCGCTGAAATAGCCCGGCTGGTCTGAATCTCCACGGTCATGCTGGCCTGTTCGAACACGGACCAGTGCCCATGTTCGATGCAGTAGCGCAGCAGCTTTGGGCCGGTGGCGACATTAAGCTGGTTGTCCGGGTTGGAGACGCGAGCGCAGTAAACGATCAGGTCCTCAGAGGTGCGGACGCCCTGTTCTTGCAGGGCAGGGACGGGTTGGGTTGTGGAGATTAGGATGGCTTTCATGAGATCATTTCAAGACTGTGACCAAGCATTCCTTCGGGAACAGAGCCCAAAGCTCAGGCTTCCCAACATCCTCAGAGGAGATTGCGCTAAACAAGGTGTCGGACAGGATTCTTGCGATGTCCTTCCTGTCTGGCTCCTGTCCGTCCAGTTCGTAGTCGATTTCGATGACGACTTTCATGTGGTGATTACAAACCGCTCGATCCGTCGATTTCGTTGATTCTTTTCTGAAGTCGTTCCCGTTCAATTCTCATGTGATCGTGTACCAAGGACCTAAGAACGCTCAAGAATGTACCATGCGAGCAATACGGCCAAGCGTTTCCAGCGGTAGCTGTCCAGTTGCAGCCCATTTCTGATTGCTTGAAGCGCGTAACCTCAAGGCTTCCTTTTTCCCAGATCAGTTCACCAAGAGCCTTCAAAAGCTCATCGGATGTCATTTGGAATGGGTCTTTCATATTGCAATGAGTATCGTTTTACTTCGTTCCAGTCCCTTCCTTCTTCCACCAATCAGCAGGGTCCGCTTCGTCCCCGCTCCCATCTGGGCCTACCGGCTCTGCACCGCCCTCCCCGTCTTCCCCGTTCTCATTCTCGCCAGCTTCGAACACGCTGCTCAGAATCGCTTTGGCAGCGGCCAGGGCGTACACGCCCCAGCTAAAGAGGAGGAAGGACAGGCTGAGAATGGCTGCGTATAGGAAGGCTTTGTCTAGTGGTGTCATGGATTTAGTATTTCCAGCCATTCAACCGGCATGATGCAGTTCTCAGGAGCGCCCTTGAACATAGGAGCAATCTGCTTGTCCGTGTACCCAGCTAGCCCGCATCCAACCCGGGTGACCTGGAAGTCAAGGTCTGGATGTTCTTCAGCGAACTTGAGAAATGTTCGCACGTATTCAGCTATTCTGTCAAGCGGTAGTGTGCGGATGCTTTCGTCTTTGGTCGGGAGAGCGTAGGATTCCCCTGTTAGCCCGTGCCCAACGCCTAGAACGGCCCCATGCTTTTCGCGTGCGAACAGGGCCGCTCCAGCACCGTGTACCCCATCGAGGTTGGAGCCAAAGACAAAGATCAATGGGGCGTAACCTCGGAATGTCTGTCTATTCACTTCCCAGTCCTCACAGAAGCAGAGCTAGACGCCCCATTCTTTCCAGGAGCCCTGTACGAGAAGCGGATGCTGGTGTGCTTACCGTCCAGTTCCCGCTGGATCCGCTTCATGTCGTTGCAAGCCTCGTTGGCCCGTTCAAAGGAGTAGTTGAACTGTCGGTATGGAATATTCATTTTAGTTAGCATGTGCAATAAAACATGCCCCGCTCCATCCGTAAAATCCAATAAGTTCAAATTGAAAGTCACGCCATCCGTCCTTTATACGATCAAAAGCGGCCCTTTGCCCGAATTTTTTACTTGCAAGATTGCAGTTGAAATCATCGAATAGAATAATCTGTCCATCCTGAAATAGTCCGTGTTTTCGCATGCCATCGAGAACGTCAACGGTGGACTCGTATAGATCACAGTCGATGTGCACCATCGCCAGCTTCACTCCAGCCAAGTCTGAGATAGTGCCCTTGAACCATCCAGCGTGAATGACGTGCGGGATCGGCGAGACAAGATCCGCCAGTCTCCTCCTCGTGACGCCAACTAGTTGACCAGCACCCCAAACCCCAGAAACCACGTCTGGAGTTGATCCATCAACCGGGTTATCCACGGAAGGAAGTCCTAAGAACGAATCGAACAGGTGTAGTTTACGCCTTGGGCAGAACGACTGCATAGCCAATGAGATGACCCTTGCTGTGTGTCCAGTCTGCGTTCCGAACTCTACAATGTCACCCGACACGTTGGCACTGTGCGCGTATTGGACGGCTAGAGTCAGTTGGTCCGCGATTTGGCGAGAAGCCAAGCCGTAGCTTCCCATCGCTGCGTCAGTATTCGTGATCGGCGAGTCGTCCAGTGGATCGCGAATCCATACCCTGTATGCGTTAATAAATCTCTTACGAAGGTTATTTAGTTTGCTCATATATCAAAAGAGTCTTTGAATTCTCCGAACCAACGGGAGGTCCAAAAGAAACCCAGTCAGCCATTCGTCCCGTTGCTTGCGGTGGGTGGTCTGGGCATTCCCTGACTGGACCGGAAGGTAAAACGGAAGCTTCCACCCCTTCATCATGTGGGCGAAGACGTAGGCAGGCCGGCGGGTGCGGTTCTCGAATCTGCCGGAACCACAGAAAATCTTACGCCGCACGCTCCAGCCGTACTCGGCAACCTCGACGTGGCGAAACTCAAACCCGCCCATGTTTGCGAAGAACTCAGGGCTAAACTGGTATAGCCCGTGGCCGCAGAGTTGGTTAGCCGGGACAACAACGATTAGGCTTCCGAACGGCTCCAGTGCTTCCCACAGGTTGCGCCAGTACGTCGGTTGGTCAGCAATGTGCTCGGCTGTTCCGAAATCGCAGATGCAGAAATATCTCCGGTATCCCAAGGCCCCTGGAATGGACAGGTCGGCAGTGAAAGTGGGACCTTCGTCGGGAGAAAGGTCAACGCTTTCGAGCGTCGTTGCGCCAAGCATTCGGAAGAAGGGCTCGGAATAGTTAGTCCTTGAGTAGCGTTCTATTGGGCAGCTAACCGATGCGCTCTCCCGTCGGCTCAACCACCAGTTCTGACGCCCGATTGTTAGAGTTCTGGTCCAGTTAACGTTCCGCTCCATGCAGAACTGGGCAGTCGTTAGGTCAAGTCCCATAAGCCTTCATCGCCCACATTCCTCGCACACTAATCGGTAGCTGTCAAGTGCTTCGTCGTAGGAGCGGACCTGATAGCCCCCGCAGGGGCAGATGCCTGATTCATTCAGCGGGATCTTCCATGCAAACTGCTCGGTTCCTTCTTCTTCGTACATCCCTCCAAGCGCACCGCACTTAGGGCACCAGTAGTGCCGCTCGAAAAATGGCACCTTTACTGAAACGGGTTCAGCCTCATTAAAATTACAATGTACGCACTTCACATCTCATCTCCTTTCATCCGCCTGAACGCATGGGCCACCTTAGCCAGCGCTCTCAGTTCGATCTGATCTACAGCTTGCCTGCTGACACAAAGCTGATTAGCAACGGCCTGTTGGGTTTCAATCGGTTTCAACAGGCTTCTAATCCGCCTCGCCTCAGCCCAAGTAGTGTCCCTAGCTGCACTGCCGTAGCTGGTTCCTGTGCACTCGCGGGGGCGTTGCACCCTTGGGCCGTTGTCTCTAGTGGGCATGTTAAGGCTGCTTCTCCCTGCGCTGAATCTCTCTTTCAAGGTACCACCGTGCCTTCTTCAGATCCGCAAGCGGAGACCCCTTCTCCTCCGCTCGCCACAGGTACTTGATGACGTTTCCGAGGTTGAACCCGTAATGCTCGGTGATTGTGATGCACTCAACCCCGCTGGGGTGGCTGGTGTAGTGCTTAGGATAGTTTACCGGATCGTGGACTTTAATAAGGTTCTGTTTGCTCATGGCTTATTCAACTTTTCCTTCGTTTCCTTTAATAGCCGCCAACATCCTGTCAATGTACGCATCGACAAGCTTAGGGTTGTGTGCAGACGCAGCAGCAAGGTTGAACCATGCTAGGGCGATTGCTTCCTGGAGGACGTAGTGGAAAGTCATGTTAAGCCTCAAAAATTTCGTCCACCCCGTACTCAGGCTTAGGCAGCGGCTTCTTCCAGAACGGGACCAGCCCTCGCCCTACCGGGAACTCCTTACGGCCCGTCCGCTCCGAGAAGTCCTGTAGCGTAAGCATAGCCTCTTTATCTTGCGGGTCCGCTATCGCTTGGAGCATCCTGAGATAGACACTAGCCTGTTGCCTCCACTTGTTCGGCTTGTCCCGCTTTAGGGCGGCTATCGCGGATAGCAACTCCTCTGGGGTCATGGGCATACCGTTCTGGTCCTATGAAGCCACGGTTTGTGCGTGCTTGTCAAGCGCAGCCAGCAGCCACCTAGCCTGCATCACGCTTGCCAGATTCGTCCCGCCCTGGTCCTCCAGCGTAGCTGTGTGGATCGTGACGGCCAGAAGCTCCATGAACGTCATGCTCGTCACGCGCAGATCAGCAACGTAGGTTCCACCGCTCTTGTGGATGTACCCGGCAGGTGCGCCGTTAGGCTTTAGAACCTCCACGTAACCGGCTGCATCCGGCTCAGAGAAGGTCAGGGCCGGATCCGCCATTCCTAGAGGGTTAAGCATTGTTCATATTCTCCTTGATCCATCCAGCAATCTCCTGCAACTGCTCCGCAGTGTATCCGTCCACATCCGTTAGGATCGGCTGGAAAGACCAGCACAGGTAGCCGCTCATATTGATCCTGCCAACAAGGACAGTGCCGTAGCGAACGTGGCAGACGGGGACTCCGCAGACAAGCGATTCAGTGAAGGTTATGGCAGCGGCGTTCATTCCGTCCACAAGCTCGCACCGTCCACCCCGTTCTGTCAAGTGTCGTCCCGATCTTTTCCGTCTAGGATCTGCTGCGCCCGCTCCAACCGCTTCTGCGCCCGCGTCTTCCTGGGAAACCCGCACCCCCAGTCAGACGGCTTGGGACGGCTGCAATGGTATCGCTCCTCCAGAGCACGGGTCTGGGCGGCTTGGAACTGTTCGATGGAGATTGTGTAGGACTTAGGCGGGGTGGGCATTGTTGTCCGTTGCTGAATGGTCCAGGAGCATAGCAACCAGCCTGTACGTAGCTGCGTCGCTGTTGAATACACGTTCCTGTAGCTTGTGGCTGCTGCAAGGCTGTTGCTTATGGGCCTTGTTTTTTCGCGCCAAGCGGTACGCTTGCTTGCGCTTATCGTACTCCTTGGAAAAGCAGGTTCGGCACAGAACAGCCAATCCGGTCACTGGAATGTCCTCAATGGCTTGGCTGAATGACCGAATGAACACGTACATATCCGGCTGTTCCTTTCCGCAGCGTTCACATTTACGGCCATAAACGGCAAAAGCCTGTTCACGCTTGGCTGCCCACATGGGACTTTTCATAAGGTCCCTAAACTGGTCTGAACTGCTCATAACTGGACTGTCATTTCCGTTACGACCCTGTTCATAACGAACAGGATCGAACAGGTCAATTAGGAAGTTCCGATCCGCTACTAACCAGAGGGAGCGAAGGAGGGCGGGGGATACACGGCTCCCATTTTCATGAGAGCCTTGCAATTTGATCGGCGCTAACCGTCGGTCGGTCAGTCGGTCGGTCAGACATTGCCTTGCTCTAGGTACAGGGCCGCCTTTGGGAAACCTTTGCCATCACTGGCGAGCAAGGGGGCTGTGAAGGACACCCTTCACCGCATTAAGCATCGAGGAGTACAGATGCCCCCTGTTTCGACGCCGTTGGTTCCCCGGAGCGAATCCAGAGCGTCACAACTAGTCTCGTTCGTCCAGACTAAAGAGCCGGGCCATGTTCCTTCGCAGCTTTCGCTACGAGGTCCACCACCTGCCGGGACCATTTATTGATCGAAACAATCGGGAACGCAAGCAGAAATCTAAACAAATCTCCAGACTTGCTATCCGCAACCACCCGTTCCACACCCGTCCCAGGTGGCTAGCAAACGCATCTTCGGTATCGAATGCCGCGACACGGCGGAGATGAAGTGGGACCCGCTCCTGCTCGCCTCCACCCTGTTCCTCCGCCCCGACAAGGCAGCCCTGTCCAATGACGCCCGGGTCCGCCAGATGCGGAAACAGGACTGGTTCAAGTATATCGTTAACGTGTACTGGGGACCTAAGGCCAACAAGGAGTTTGTCTTTCACCCTTGGGCGGACGAGATGCTGGACGCTGCCTGTGATCGTAACGAACTTGGGATAAGTGGATGCGCTTCCGCTGGCAAGACCGATTTCGGGGCGGTGTGGGCGCTGGTAAACTGGCAAGCTGCCCCGCTGGAGACGAAGGTACTCGTTACGTCCACGTCGCTCAAGGAGGCCCGCAAGCGTGTCTGGGGGTCCGTGCGGGAATACTTCCTGAACGCGGCTGTGCAACTGCCTGGAAAGCTGCTGGATAGCATCGGCCAGATTCGCACAGCAGACGGCAAGGAATCGCTTGGGTCGGACAAGTGCGGGATTGAACTGGTTGCGTGCGAACAGTCCCAGGAAAAGGAGGCTGTGGCCCGGTTCATCGGCATCAAGCAGTCCCGGGTGATCGTGGTAGCGGACGAGCTTGCGGAGCTTACGCAGGGCATCCTGCAAGCGTACAGGGGAAATCTGGTGTCGAACCCGTACTGCCAGATCATCGGCATGTCCAACTTCAAGGGCACACAGGATCCGTTCGGACTCCTGACCGAGCCTAAGCTGGGATGGTCGTCCGTTAACGTTAACACTGAGAAATGGGAGACGAAGCATGGGGGCTTGTGTGTCCGGTTCGACGGGTCCAAGTCGCCTAACCTCGCTTTCGATAAGGACAAGTGGCCGATCTATGGCCGGCGCACCTACGAGGAGCACCTGAAGCTGGGCGAGAATTCAATCCAGTTCTGGCGCATGTGCCGGTCATTCCTTGCCCCGGCTGGCGTTGCGGATGTTATCTACAGCGAGTCCGAGCTAATCGCTGGCCGCTCCATGGAGCCGGTTGTCTGGTCCGAAAAGAAGCGGATCCGGGTGGCCGCGCTTGACCCGGCCTTTACATCTGGAGGCGACCAGTCCCCGATGGTGTTCGGCTGGCTGGGCTGGTCCTTGGACGGAAAGCTGGTGTTGGCCCATGACGAGACAGTTCCGTTCCGCGAGGACGTTACCAGCAAGGACCCTTACGATTTGCAATGCGTAAAGCGTTACAAGGAGGAGTGCGAGGCTCGCGGCGTCGCCCCGTACCACGCCGCTTACGACGCAACTGGATCCGGTATCAGCTTCGGCACGCTGCTGTCCCAGGAATGGAGCAATCAGGTTCTAGGCGTCAAGTTCGGTGGGGCACCGTCCGATAACGTGGCTGAATCGGCTGGGACAAGCAAGTCCGCTAAGGACCTGTACGTCAATCGCGTCTCGGAACTGTGGTATCAGGGCAAGGAGTACGTGAGGGCCGGACAGATCCGGGGGCTAACGAGGGAGATCATTGAGGATCTAACGGCACGGCATTACAGCACCAAAAAGGATGGAGAAACGAAGGTGCTGGTTGAACCTAAGCGGGACATGAAAACCCGGATCAACCGTTCGCCGGACCATGGCGATGCGTTTATGATCTTGCTGGAACTGTGCCGTACCCGTCTTGGCTTCTACCCGAACGGCAAGCTTCCGCCTGAACTGGAGGCGCAGCGCGAAACGGATGAACCGGACGCCCAGTTCTCGGAAGATTGTTTCCTGGAGGATACTTATGCTGTCACCTATTAACCCAACTGAAATGCCTCCCGGCGGTTGGCGCTGGGTTCATCCTGAGACGGGACACAGATTGTTTGCACAGACAGCGGACGGGCTGCTTAGTGCTGCCAGGGCCTTTCTCGGGAACAACCAGTACCCTATCCCGATGGACCTGGACCAGCGCATCTGGCAGTGGATGAACGAGGACATTCAGAAGGACATGGAGAAACGCGGGTTACCTCCGTTCCAGTTCCTTCATAACACAGAACCGCCGTCGCTACTGGACCGGGCTAGGTCGTTCGCGGCGGCGGCTAAGGAATGGATCCGTGCTGGGATGCCGGTGGCTACATCTGATCAGGTTGAGGCACGGTTGCAGACGTGCAGAATGTGTGGCTACTGGTCAGGAGAATCAGCCCCGTTTCACACGGCTTGCCGGAAGTGCGGGTGCGCTGGAATCAAGCTTTGGATGACGACCAGCAAGTGTCCGGATGGCAGGTGGTAGGCGGTAGTGCAGGATAGGGCGGATGCCTCCGCGAGTCTTGCGCCTGAACTTCTTAGTCTCCCAAGACTTGGGGATGTAGCGGCAAACACCGCTAGCCTGCACCCCAATAAGCTTCGCGATTTCAGGGCCGGTCTTCCAAGAATCGGAAGGCGGCTTGTCGAAGACGGCCTCGGATTCCTGTTCGGAACGGAGCGCGTCAAGCCAGTCCTGTTCTGTGATTGTGTTCATTCCGGCCTTTCGCGTACAATGGTCTTAACGAACGGAACAGTGAACAGGTAACCGTCCACAACCCTCAGGACGATTCCTCCGATTTGTGCAGGGGCAAGACGAGCACCAGGAATCTTGTAAGCAAACGGGGTCTTAAGCTGGAACGCCGGGGTGACAACAGCAAACCTCCACCCGTGGCTGGATGGAATTCGAACCTCAATAGAGCGGTGCCGGTGCGACCGGACGATTGCTGAAGCTGGACGCTCTCCCCACCGTGCAGCTTCCGTAAGCTCGGCAGCGAGTTCAGCCATGACAGCGCTGGACTCGTAATGGGTGGACCCGGTGCTTCCGATGTGGTGCAGGAAATGAACAAGATGCTCGTTCTTGTCGTCTCCCATGCGAAGCCAAAGCTCCCAGCGGGCAAACCGTCCATCATCGTCCTTGACTGCGCTAAGGGTCTTAGCTGTCCGCTCCTCAAGTTCACCGGACTTTCCAATGTGGGACTCAGTCCCGCGAATGTGGTAGTACGCCTGGACTTTTTTGTTCCTTACAATCGGGCTCATCAGGTCAACCGCAGCAACAACCTGATCGTCCATGAGATGGCTGATCTGAGCAACGGAACCATGCGGAGCGCCATCCACGCAGTCCCCGTTATGAACGACCACATACGGTTCTCCCTTGGTAACGTGCGGGACAAACTCGTCCCAGAACTCCCTCCACCATCCGTACAGGATCTTCTGTTGTTTGCTGGGCGTATAGACCCCGCCATCGTCCAGATGGACAACGGGCGGGCACAGTGCGGTGCGTCCCCCAACGTGCGTATCTGAAATGACGACAACGTTGCGGGGCAGTTTTGCTTTGCTCATGGTCAGTTAATCCGCATGAATCTGTTGCACTCGTTTCAACCAGTCTGATTCCACATCAACCGTTTCAGTTTCGTTCTTCAACCCCTCAATCCTGAAGGTCCACCGCTTCGCCTTCCCAGCCGGCCCCTGCTTGGCCCAAGACCAGACCACAAAGAGTGCCCCGCATGAAAGCCAGTCCTTTAGGAGCGGTTCGTCTTGGGACTTCTTGCGCCGTGCTGCGTGGGATGAGCCGGCACAAGCCTGGATGCCAACGACATTCCCGTTGATAAGCGCAACGATGTCGATGCAACCGAACAGATCCTTCCTGCGCCGGCTGAACTGGCACCACCGTTCTACAACCTGAGCGGGCCAGCCTGCTTCGCGGAGCACCTTAAGGGTGCGTGCTGTGGGGCTAGAAGCCATTGTAGCGGTCCTTGAGGAGTGATCGGATGTCCTCCAAGGAGTAGGCGTAGTGGCGGAGGCGGAACGCTTCCCAACGGCCAATTTCGGTTCCTTCGTGGGTGAACGCTAGAGCCTCCTTACGGGCAGCCCTGGCTTCGCCTGCGATTAACTCAAGGATGTTGCGGAGCAGCCGCTTTTCTTCGGTCGTCATGGAATTACGCTCGCACAGCCCAGCACAACCTGTCAACAGCTTTTGTTCTTGCCTTCCTTGAAAGCCGCCCCAAACCGCTCCCCGTGTCCGATTCCGTCTATGACCTCAAGAGCCTGTCGCCCACAGGCCAAGTCCCGGCTACTCGCATCCGGTCGGCGCAGAACACCCGGGATATGTACGCTCGCGCCCGTGAGGCAGGGGATAAGCGTCGTCGCCGGGATGCGCTGGTTAAGGGGATGGTGGACGGTAACCGCCCTTTCGACCAGAACGCCATTGAGAAAGGGGGCCAGCGATACCGGGCCAATTTCAACAACGGCGAGGCTGAAGCGTTCCTTAACAGCGCAACCGGAGCGTTTTACGATCTTTTCTCCGAGGTTGACCGCCGTGCCACGGTAAAGGTCCCGGGCGATTTCGCGGAAGCGCAGGATCTTGCGGACATCATCGAGATCGAATTTGAAAACCTATTGAAGTCGGATGACAGCTTTGATTGGTCTATCCAGTGCTCTATCAACGACATGGTAGAGTATGGGATCGGGCCTCAGGTCTGGGAAGACCCGTACACTTGGCGCCCCAAGCGCTGGCGGCATGACGAACTGGACGTTCCGGATGGCTCTCCCAGCAACGTCGTGGACTGGGAGCGGTACTTCCTGACCTGCAACTACCGGGTGGATGAGCTTTACGCCTACATCGCGGACGAGGAGACTGCTTCCGCTGCGGGCTGGAACGTGGCAGCCGTGAAGCGGGCAATTATAAGGGCTGCGGAGCGGGTTCCCGGTAAGCCGTGGTATGGGCCTGGGCAATGGATGGACTATCAGCAGTGGATCCGAAACAACGACATTTCCGTTGGGGACTGGTGCGAACGGGTGCGGGTGGCAAAGTTCCTCTACAAAGAGTTCCCGGGCGAGGACGGGGTTTCGCGAATCTCCGAGGCGTGGGTTGCCACAGAAGACACGCAAGACGATTTCCTGTTCCAAGAAACCAAGATTTACGATGACCTAAGGCAGACCATCACGGCGTTTTATTACGACCGTGGGGACGGCACGCACCATTCTGTTAGGGGCTTGGGAGTCAAGATGTTCCATCTTTTGACTGCTAAGATGAGACTCCAAAACGTCTCAGTTGATGCAGCTTTCATGCGCGGGGCGCTGATGTTTCAGAACCGGCGAGCCGGGGAGGCAGCCCGTGGGCAGCTTGGTATCACCAGCTTTGGCCCATTCGCGGTTGTCCCAGATAATCTGGAGTACATCAACATCAACAGCGGAGGTGCGCTGGACGCTCCTATGGCTGTCATGCGGGACCTGGACGGCACGCTGGCGGCTAACCTTGGGCAGTACAGGGCTAGGCTGGAGAAGCCTGAGGGCAACCCGCGCACCGCTTTTGAGGTCTCTGCGGAGCTTCAGAAGCAGTCCATTCTTGGCAAGACCCAGATTGCCCGCTTCTACCAGCAGCTAGACGAGTTCTATCAGGAGATTTACCGGAGGGCCATCAACCCGAACCAGAGCAAAACCAACTATTGGCAACGACAGGCTCTTGAGTTTCAGGCTAGGTGTGCCGCTCGCGGAGTGCCGCTTGAGATCCTTCAGGCGGCACGAATTTCTGCCACGCGCACAGTTGGACAGGGCAGCCACTACATGCGGGCGCTTGCGCTTGGGCAGACCGTTGCTGAGCTTTACCCGATTCTCCCAGAGGACGGGAAGCAGAAGCTCATTAACGATGTGATTGCTGCCCGGTTCGGCAAGGACCATATTGCCCGGTACAATCCTGCCCCGGAGATCCGGCCCTATGAACAGCAGCAGCGCTGGGAGGCACAGGTTGAAAACGATACGCTCAGGAACCGAGGCCAAGTCAGCATCACCGCTTATCAGAACGACACTATTCACCTTCAGGAGCACCTGGGCTTCGCATCCCAAGCTGCCCAGTCCTTGGAGCAGGGAGCCAACCCGGCGGATGTGCTGGGAGTCCTACAGGCAACCGGGCAGCATTGCGCTCTGCATCTGCAACGTCTGAGCGCAAACCCGACCCGTAAGGACGAGTTCCGGGTCCTTGAGGCCCAGTGGAAAGCGCTTGGGAAGATCGCTGACCAGCTTGAGTACCAGCTTCAGCAGCAGATGGTGCAACAGGCTGAACAGGCTGCGGTCGCACAGCAGGCACAAGCCGTCCAGAACGGCACCGACCCGGAGACGCAGCTTAAGATGGCTGAGGCTCAGCGGGACATGCAGATCAAGGAGTACAAGGCCAAGGAACAGGTCCGGCTCAAGGAGGAGAAGCAGGCTGCGGATCTGGCCTTGAAGGACGCGAAGACCGCTGCGGACCTTCGCTCCAAGACGATTAAGGACGCTCAGGCCATCCGCGCAACGGCAGTTAAGAACGCGCAAGCTGTTACTGCTACGGCTGTTAAGAACAGGCAGTAAACTAAGCAAAAAACTTTTAAGTTAGCTGTTGACCATGTGTGCCGATGTGTGGCTTAATCGCGTCGGCATGAAAATCAAGGTTTACCTTAAGGACCCAGATGGGTTCTGGGATGGCGTTAAGGATTCTGTCAACGAGCTAGTGAAGGAGTTTGGAGGAAAGCTTTCGGAAAAGGAAAAGGGGCTTGTCGCTGAAAGCAGGGTCGAATCCGCTTGGGAGTTCATGTCTCAATGGGTTGAGTACAGGGAGTGCGTCCTTATTGAGTTTGATACTGATTCCAAAACCGCAACGGTTGTAAAGCTTCCTGGAGCCTAATGCTTTCCATTTGCTACATGACGTTTCGGCGGGAGCCGAACATTAAGTGGTTCTTTGATAGCCTCGACAACCAGACGTGGGGCAACTATGGTGACAAGCAGATTGTCGTCGTTGACTACTTCCGCGACGAACCTGGACGAACTGAAAGCTTTGCCGCATTGGCTCATGCTCCTTTCAAGCATGTGGCACCCAAGCCCACCGTCTGGCAAGGGCCATACAAGCTTACGCGAAGCGAGTATTTCGCAGCCGCAAATGCCCGAAATACGGCAATCTGCCATTCCTGCGGGGATCATATTGCGTTCGTGGACGATCTGAGCGTCCTTGGCCCGCAATGGCTGGACGGCGTTAAAGACGCCATCAAGGGCGGTTACGTTGGGATGGGGATGTACCGCAAGGTTAAGCAGCTTGTGGTTGAGCATGGCCGGGTTGTGTCCCATTCTGACTGGGCTGGAGGAGTGGACAGCCGCATGGGCTACGTCCAAGGAATGGAACCGACGCCGGCTCCGGGTACGCTTTTGTTTGGTTGCAGCCTTGTCGGGCCTACCGAGGCGTTCCTTCGTATCAACGGGTACGATGAGGCTTGCGATAGTACCGGCCTTGGAAGCGAGGATTACATTGCCGGGATGATGCTGAACGCGAACGGCTACGCCACCATGCTTGACAGGCGCATCTGGACGCTTGAAAGCGAGGAGGGGCACGTTCAGGACCGCCCGTTCTTGAGGCGGGACAAGGGCACCAGCCCTAACGATAAGAGCCATGCGATTCTGAACATGGTTCAAAGCGGTCGGAACATGGCACCGAACTACTTCCCTGAGGGTGGTATCAGGGCTATGCGTGAGCACATTCTCCGTGGCGGGGAATTTCCGGTTTCTCAGATCCCGGACCGGGATTGGTACGACGGTCAACCCTTGAGCGAACTGTAATGCCAACCTACCCAGAACTCCAAGAAGTCCAGTATTATCCGCACCCGGAACAGTTCTTCCGTAAGATTCATGCTGGGATGGAGATCCGGTCTATTCTGGACGTTGGTGCTGGGCACGGTGGCGTGTTCGACTGCGGGTACTGGACGAACCATCCAGGAGTCCAAACGCGGGTGGCCTGCGACATCTTCAAGGTTCGGGACATCCCGTTTAATTGGCAAGTTCGAAACGGGGTGGACGCTCTTGAACTGACCAGCCACTTTGAGCGGCGTTTGTTCGATCTTGTGCAGTGCACCGAGGTTCTGGAGCACATCGATGATTCTAGGCGTGCGCTTGAACAACTTTGTGCTGTCGCTAAGAAGCTCGTCTTCATCACGTCCGCAGACGAGACGCACCATGAAGGGGAACCGCAGGCTCGCATTCAGGCCATTAACCCAGCTCAAGCGTACGTGAAGCAGCCTGCCGTTGCTGACCTACTTGACCTTGGATTCACGGTTTACAAGGACAACGAGCGTGGCCGGCAGATTATCGCATGGAAGGAGATTGAATGATCCCTCAAGGACTCAAAGAGCATCTTGTTAGAACCTCCATGCCGGAAGGCTGGTGTACGCCTGAGAAAGCGGAGGCGATGGCGGACCTTATCTTGCGGGTTCGACCAGCCGTTTCCGTTGAGCTTGGGGTGTTCGGAGGGAAGTCCTTGGTCGCACAGGCCGTATCGCTTTGTTATGGGGGAATTGATGGAGTTGTGTGGGGCATTGATCCTTGGACTGTTCCTGCTGCTCTTGAGGGAGAGGTTGGGGATGCCAACAAGGAATGGTGGAAGTCCATCAACATCCAGGCGATTCGGGACCAGTGCTTGACTGGAATTACAGAGCGAGAGCTTTGGCCTTGGGTGCGCGTCATCGTCGCCAAGAGCCAAGACTGCCATCAACTATTCCAGAAAATCGACGTTCTTCATATTGACGGGAACCACAGCGAGGAGTGTTCCGTTAGGGACGTTCTCCAGTGGATGCCCCATGTTCCACCGGGTGGGCACATCTGGTTCGATGATGTTGAGTGGAACACGACCAAGAAGGCTGTCCGAATTCTTGAGTCTGAATGCGACCAAATCCTTGAAGTTACGGGATGTAGGCTCTACCGTGTTCGACAATGAACGTCCCGTCCATCGTCAAGCAGACTCCGTGGCCAACCCGGTTCGTGAATTACGGGCGGGCTTTGGACGGTCCAGGCAATCCAAGGTTCTTTAACCCGTCCATCATCGAACACAACGGGTCCATCTGGCTTGTCCCAAGGAAAGCCGAGGAGAAGACCAACACCAAGCATGGGATGAACTCCATCTGGGCGTTCCGTCTTGGGGCGGATTTACAGCCTGTTTCTGGGTTGAAGATCCCGCTTTCTGGGGCCTATAAGAACCAGCACTTTGAGGACCCGCGCATTACGAAATGGAACGGGCAGCTTTTCCTGTCCTATTGTACGTTCGTTGTGAACGCTGACGATACGTGGCACGGGGCGCACCAAGGGACTGCCATGCTGACCGATGACTGGCAGGTTGCGTCTATGCAAGATCCGCTCTATGGAGCCAATGGCGGGTCCGTCATGCAGAACACCGGGAACGAAAAGAACTGGCTCTGGTTTGAGCACGAAGGGCAGCTAATGTGCGTTTACATGACGCAGCCCCATCAGGTTCTTTCCTGGACTTTTGGGCCTACTGTGTCCGCACAGTACCACACGGAAGGCGATGAATTTGGGGAATGGGAGTTCGGCCATGTTCGCGGAGGTACGCCTCCTGTCCGGGTCGGGGATGAATACTGGAGCTTCTTCCATTCGTCCATTGACGGGATGGCCCCTAACGGGAAACGCAGGTACTTCATGGGGGCGTATTCTTTTGAGGCAAAGCCTCCGTTCCGGGTTACTTCGATCACTCCTAAACCGCTCCTTGTTGCTTCCGAGAATGACCCGTTCCACGGAACGTTGCCGCTGGTGGTGTTCCCGTGTGGGGCCATCTTCAGGGATGGAGTATGGACGGTTAGCCTGGGTGTGAACGATTGCTGTTCAGCTACAATTCAAATTCCTCATGTCGAACTCAAAGAGCAAACAAAAGAAAACGGAAGGTCCACCCCCAAGCTTGCGGAGGACTCTGGGGTCTGTGCGGACGTTCGAACAGTGGCGAACCGACCCAAGCGCCGTCGCATGGCTCGCAGACGCCCTCGCAAGCCCTCAATGGCAGGAGGTAATGGCAATCCTTGAGGACAATTCGCCCGCTCGTACTAGCCCGGGAATTGTTGGATCCGAGGAAGCAGCCTGTAGGTACAACGCTGAACAGGGCTACCGAAATGCGATCACGAAGCTGAAGCTCCTCGCGGAATGGGCCGGTTATGAGGAGGTTGGAGAAACTTTCACCGATAACTAAGATGCCAGAACAAATCATTGCCACGCCGGCTGTTGAGGTCCAAGCTCCGCCGGCTCTTAACCGCTCTCTAGCTGATGCCGTCAAGGCTGCGCTTTCAGGGCAGGAACAGCCCAAGCCTACTGAGGCTGCTAAGGCTGCTACTGAACCGTCCAAGCCTACCGTGGAGGTTGCCACCCGGGACAAGCAGGGGCGCTTCACCCAGGTTGGACAGCCCGCCCAAGAGGAGACTAAGACGGACGAAGCCAAGCCTACTGAGCCAAAAACCGAACAGGCTGAGTCTGGTGGCGGTCCCAAGCAGCTTCGTGAGGCTTACGAGAAGCTGAAGGCGGATCACGCAACAGCCAAGGCTGAGCTTGAAAAGGCCCGCTCCGCCCTGACCCCGGCAGAGTACGAGGCGGCTAAGGTCGAGCTTGCCAAGCTGAAGCAGGAACGGGACAGCCTGTCCGAGAGCCTGAAGGTTGCGGACGTGACTCGGCACCCAGACTTTCAACGGGAATTCGTGGCGCCCATTAAGGCTGCCGAGAACCGCCTCTTGCAGTACGTTCCAGACAACCTGAAGGGCACGGTCAAGTTCTTGGCTGAACAACCTCCTTCCGCACAGCGCTTGGCCGCTTTGGAACAGGCTGTATCCGAGCTTTCCCCGATTGCCCAAGCCGCCGTGGTCAACGCGGTTGAGTCCTATTCGAACCTGATTGAACGCCGTGATGCGGCTGTCTCCCAAGCCAAGACGTATGCTGAACAGCTTGAGCAGCGAAGAAATCAAGACGCCCAGCGCAAGGCCAGTGAGCAGACGGAGTTCGTGAGGCGCCACATCCAAGACGCCTTGAGCGCTGCTGCCGAGGAGATCCCGCTTTTCAAGGAGCGGGACGGTGACGAGGCTTGGAACGGGCAGGTTGCGTCCAGGCGTGCTGCCGTTGAGTCGCTTCTTACCAAGGAGACGGATCCGTCCAAGCTTGCTGAAGCGGCTGTGTACGCGGAGATTGGACGTGCTTCCGTGGCTCTCCTTCCGGCAGCGGAGAAAAAGATTGCGGAGCTTACCAAGCAGCTTGAGGAACTGAAGGCGTCCCGTCCGATGGCCCCCAAGCAGGGCGCACTTTCGCAACCTGATAAGCCTAAGACATTTATGGAAGCGATGAAGCGGGCGCTTGCCCCAGCTTCCTAACAGGCGGTCTATAGTGGTAGCAGCCCGGTAGAGAAATCTACCGGGTTTCTGCTTTTTAGACTTGCTGTTTTCGTTTCGCACCACACGAACCTCTGTGGGTGGAAGAAAGCGGCCTCACCCGACCGCAAGCGTAAGGCCCCTCGCAAGGGTCATAGGCGAAATTCCCGGGTCGCCACGGGATGCAACCGAGCCGGTGCCTTAAGGCACAGGACAGACGGTCAAGAAACGCAGATGACCGAATAGAGGATAAACATATGGCTTGCGGCAGTGAGTTTGATGCCTTTCGGGTTGCTACGGAATACCTTAGCAATGACATTTACAATCGTGCCAAGTTCAATAGCGTGCTGATGAACGCGATCCCTGAGGGGGTCTTTCCTCAGAACGTTGGTACTACGGCAACGATCTTCACGGTTGAGCGCAACGAGCTTGCGACTATGAACACTGGCGGTCACGCCATTGGGATTAGCCCTGCCGATGCGTCCGGTGTTGTTACGGGTGCTTGCGATTACAGCTTTACGGACCTGTCTATCGGGTTCACGTCCAGTACGTACAGCCCTAAGCGCTTGCAGTACCGGGGTCCGATCTTCTGTAAGGACGAGCAGTATTTCACGCACGACCCGGACACGTTCATCAACGCCTACGTTGAGGATCTGTCCTATCAGGTCATGCGTGATTATGACGAGTTCCTGTTCTACCACTACGCACGCACCGTCCCGATTTACGTTGCGAATGCGTCCCTTGGTAACGCACTTGGAACCGCCAGCACGACCCTGACCGCTGCTGTCGCTACGTCCGAGCTTACCCAGCAGATGCTGGACCGGCTCGTCCCGCTGTTCATTGCGAACCGCTCCCTCCCGTCTGCTGCGGATGGCAACGGGTTCATCGAGTGGGGTCCGTCTGGCCCGCTGTGGACGCTCAACATTGGCTCCACGGCCAGTGCCAACATCCTCACGAACAACGCGGAACTTCGCACGGATCTGCGCTACGCGGACCCCAAGAGCCTCCTGAACCGTCTCGGTGCGACCCAGGCCGTCAAGAACTTCCGGCACCTGCCGGTTGTCCTTCCTTGGCGCTTCACCCATGATGGCACCAAGTACGTGCGGGTTAGCCCGTTCACGTCCTCGGCTGCCACCAAGGGCACCAAGTCCACCGTGTCCAGCACCTACCTGAACCCGACCACTGCGCCTTACGAGGCGGCTTTGATCCTCGCTCCTGAGGCGTTCCGGGTTGAGAAGGTGGTTCCTCCCTCCAGCGTTGGAGGCCTGTCTTGGCCGTCCACGCCGGCAATGGGCGAGTGGAAGTGGGTGACTGGTCCTCAGGCTCTACAGGCTGCCGCTGGTGACGCCTGTTTGGATCCGCTTGATAAGTTTGGTCGCCATTTCGGAGAACTTACGGCTGCGCCTCGTCCCGGGGCGAATCCGCAGGCTGGTGCGATCATCTTCTACAAGCGCTGCCCGGTGTCCAACACCATCGTTGGCTGCACCTAAGATCGAATAGCAACGGGGCGGCATGGGATGAGGAGTCCTGTGCCGCCCCTTCTTCTTAACCGCCATGCCACGACAAGTTCCCGTTAGATGGGTTGCTTTCGGAGATTGCTTTGACTCCGTTTGCTGCGACTGCAACCCGACTTCTGGCGGGGGAGGAACCGACCTTGTGTGTAACGTAGAGTTCAACACCGTTTCGGACATGGAGGTTAGCACGACAACAGACTGGTGGGAGGCCACTTGCTGGAACTATGCCACGGATGACGGGATCGTGTCCACATGGGAGCGAACCGATAATCCAGCGCTTGTTCCAAACGGTTCTGACATTCGGCAAACGGCTGGTGGAATCAAGGTCATGCGGACGTTTATCAGGGAGGGAGGACTGGTCTAATTATGCGATTTCTAGTCATTGCTTGCGTTCTCCTATTTTCGCTGTTTGCACACGGCCAGTCCGCCGTTAGGCGCATTGATTCGCTTACCAATCTGGTCATTGCCATTGATCCAGCCGCAGTCGATACTGGCGGAAAAGTTTCGTACCTTGTGGATGGCTATTACTCCGCTCAGGACTGGGGTAGTTCTGCCAGGGAGTTCACGGCTACAAAGACTTCTGGAACGACCAATTTCGCAAACCTGATTCGGTCTGTAAAGAACACGAACTATTACTGGAGGGCTGCCGATGCTGCTTCATATAAGCAGGATGTTCGGTGGTGGGGAGCCATTTCCGGGGATGGACGTGACGACACTGTCCGTGTAACCGCCGCAATCAACTACACGCCAACTCCAGGGACCGTATATCTTCCTGAGGGATCTGGTTCTTATGTGTTCACGAACGCACTTCCGCTACGCGATTCCTTGACTATTGACGGTGACGGTTGGGATTCCAACCTTGAGTTTCACCATAATGGAAACGGATTTCAGTATCTTGGTCTTGTCCCCGGAGGTCTTCCTAGAATCTATTACGTTCGCGTTACTGACGTTCGCCTTACGACTGGGGTTGGATATTATCCGTCCAATGCGTTTCACCTTGTTGATGTTTCGGATTCTAGGTTCTATAATGTAAACACAACAGCCGGCGCTGGTGGCGGGTGGCTGCGAGCCGTGGACACTTATGGGAACTACGATCTATCCACAAACGCAATCTATGGTGGAAACTGGAGAAACACCTTTAAGGAGTGCAGATTTTATCTCAGGCGAGGAGCTTCTATCGGATTCCTTGGAACTGGCGGGCCGTCTTCTGCCGGTGGTCCTAACGATAACGTAATCGAGGACTGCTATTTTAACGCTGAAGGGGTTTCCACAAACGGTGGGTACATTGGCGTTTACTTTGCTAATTGCAATCGCTTTACCGTGATGAACTCCGGTTTTGAGGGATACCTCACAAACGGGGTTTGGATTGGAACGAACACGCAATCGGCAAATATCGTTTTCAACCGCTTCGAAAATCAGGGCGGAACATCGTCATCGAGGAGATTGATCCAGTCGTCCGAATGGACTTCACAGGGTCATATTATCATGGGCAACATGATGCTCATTCAGGGAGCACCTGGAAGTCTTACGCGCATTTCTCCTATTGATTTCCCGGGTCATATTCTTGATCCTTCCTATGAAGGAGGCCAGCAGATTCTAGGTGATTTGCTTATCGGGGATCACCCAACGCAGTCTGCGCTTACGTTCTTTCCGTTGGCTACGTCAAGAGCTGTTATCGGAGGAACCAACGTCACAGACACGAACGCTCTAATCCTTGGGTCGTTCGATCTGTCCACTAATGCTAGGGCCATCCTTCTCCAGCAATCCGTTGAGACCATTTCTGGCGGATCCACAAACCGCACCAACCACCTGACTGTTATTTCAACTGCGTCGTCTGGCACGTCGATGATTGAACTCCAGACCGGGACGAAGACCAACATTTCCATGGACAACCGTGGTGTTGGCATTGGATGGAAACCGGAGAACGGCGCTGAGCTTTCTGTTGCTGGACGGATTACGGCTGGTCAGACCCAGCAGATTGCTCTGAATCTTATCATGCCCACGAATTCAATCGTTATTGCAGGTAGCGGAACGAACGTGGACACGGGGTTCGTTGCCATCAATACCGATCCAGGAACGAACAATTTCCGCATGATTATGAAGGTCTTGGGAGACCGAGGCCGGATTCAGTCCGCAGGCAGCTTAGGTGGAACTTTCCCGATGGACTTCTACCACGGGAACACCCTTATTGCCACGATCCTGTCCACTGGGCTTACGCTTGATCCGGCTGTTGGGATCACTGTGGATGGAGAGTACATTGACGACTTTTCTGGCACGAACCTCCTTGTGGCTGGTGGAAAGCTGAACGTTGTTGGCGGATCCGGTTCTGGGCTGGACGCTGACCTTCTGGATGGGCAGTCTGGTGCGTACTACCTTGACCGGGCAAACCACACCGGAACCCAGTCGTACACGACTATCACCGGGCTTGGTGGCCTCGCCACTATCAACGACGCTCCTTCCGATGGCAACACGTATGGGCGGAATAACGGGGCGTGGACGATCATCACCAACTCTGGTGGTGGCGGAGCAACTAACGGTTCGGCTGTGTCCGTTGATGGAACGTATCTGTCTGCGCTAAACCTTGCTGACTCTGCTGAGCTTGGAGTGACGGCTACCGGAACGAACGTCACCTATGCTATCGTTTCTGGGTCGGTTGCAACGAACAAGATCGACTCCACTTTTTATGCGTGGGTGAATAGCAAGGGCGGCAATGTGTACGCGAATGGAACGTCCATCACGAACATCAAGAGCAGCCCTAGCATCCTGTTCAGCACGGCTTCGCAGGAGGTAACGCTGGCCCTGTCCAATACGGCTGTGACTCCTGGGTCGTACACGACCGCCAACATTACCGTGGACGCTCAGGGCCGTATCACGGCTGCTGCTAACGGGTCTGCAAGCACAAACTCTGGAACGGTCGTTTCCGTTAACGGAGTTCAGCAGGGTACGCTTAACCTGACCAACTCGTCCAAGATTGCCGGGACGCTGGCCGGGACTAACCTGTCTTATTCGATTGTCGCGAACTCTCTGGACACGAACGATATTTCCGCAGCGTTCTTCAACTGGATCGACGGGCAGGGCGGTGGTGGTGGGGACGTTTACGCAGCTTCCAATAACGTCTTCACCGGGACGAACACGTTCACTGGGCCTATCACTGGTAATGTATTCTCCGTTTCGACTTTGATCTTGGCTAACCCGATTGGGCTGACTGCCATCGGGACCAACCTTGCGGACGCTCAGGACGAGCTTCAGCTTACGCCCGGTGTCTATACGATGGCGTACGACTTGGACCTGCTCCAGCTTGCCACCATGACGTGGACGAATGGGGTCATGGCGTACCATAATGGAAGCACGATTACGAATCTGGTCAGCACGTCCACGGGGAGAAACTTGTTGACGGCTTCCTCGGCCACTAACGGAAGGGACGTTTTGCAGGTCGGGCAGCTAGACCAGTCAGCTTACAGCGCGGCTTGGGACGGAGTTACCAATGCCACTCCTACTCTGAACGCACTGTACGACAAGATACAGAGCCTGCCGGGCGGATCCAATAACATTAGCTCTTGGAATACTAACTATTTCAGTGTTACCGGAGGGTACCTTGACTGGGTTGGGCCGTCCGGTGGAAGCGGAGGGGGCGTGACGTGGGTGGGCAACTATGGTTTGTCTCCGCTCACAAACGCATCCACAGCAACCAACGTCTTGCTCGCTTCGTTCATTGTCACGACTAACAAGACGGTTAGCACCGATGGCAGGTTCCTTGAGGGCGGGCTGGACCTGATGCTTACGAATGCTTCCAGCCTTACGGTCGGGTTCAATCTTAGGACGAAGGTGAACGGCACAACCGTTGCGGATCTTCAGCGGTCCATGGCGACTGCCACCACACCTGAGTTCCACACCACACGGTTCCGACTGATTCGCGAGTCGTCTACTACAGCACACCTTACGCTCCTTGGCGAGCGCTGGGGCGGCTCGTTGCCGACCGCTGGTTACGGAACGTTCGGTTCATCTGGCGGTGAGGACTTGATTGTTGCTACTAACATTGCGTGGAACTGGGGCAGTTCGAACACGCTGGACATTGACATCGGGATGTCGTGGACAGGCAGCCCAACAACTAACAACATCGGAGTCCAGCGCATTTCCGCTTCGCTCTACAACCCTGGCGACGGTTCTACTGGAGGAAGCAGCGGAACGAACCTTGTCTTTACGGTAAACGGCGTGACGTTTGATCCTGTCATCATCACGAACAGCGCAACCGTGACGTGGGCTACCAACGCCAATGGGCACATTCAGGCTACGGCTGCCGGTGGTGGAAGCGGATCTGGTACGAACATCTTCGTCAACAACGTCCTTATCCAGCCTGCCAAGCTTACAAACTCCGCAACTGTGACTTGGAGCACGAATTCCAACGGGGACATCGTGGCAACCGCTGCAACGGTTACAAACAGTCCCGTTAGCGGATTGTGGCAGAAATGGGGCGGCATTGAAATGGTCGTTACAAACAACAACACGATTGGAGACATCCAAAGCCAGACGCTTTCTGGATACGTCTCTGCCATTTCTGTTGTTGGTTCTGGTGCCAACACGGCCCCGCTTCTTGTGGACGTTACGTTTTCTCAGAGCAGGAACACGAATTATCTTGTTGTTGGGGAATTCGAATCCACAACCACGGACATTGGTTATACCTACTGGGTAGAGGAAGGGACAAGGGCTAGCAATTCAGTTCGAATCGGGGTTGTATCAACCGATCTTTCCGTGTTTGCAACCCCTGGCCGAAAGATGCGGTTTACTATCATTGAGCCGGATGCCACCGCTGGTGGATCTGGAGGAAACGTTTATACATCGTCCAATAACGTTTTCACTGGAGCCAATACATTCAACGGATCTGTTCTTCTTGGTAGCACCAACATAGCTACCGAGCTTGCTGGAAAACAGGGATTGAACGCAAACCTTACAACGGTTGCCAATCTGACCAGCGGCACGTCCACCAACTTCCTCGCTGGTGACGGAACGTTCAAACAGGTTACGACCAACATGATTCCGGGCCTCAACGCGGCATTGGCTGGTGGCGGATTGAACTGGTCTTCTGGATCCACCATCGCCAGGTTCACCGCCGTTCAGGGCGAACCGCCGGCATCCACCTACGCAACGTTCTCAACTAGGAACTCTCTTGGTGTTTTGGATTACGACCCGGCAACGGACGAGGCGGCACGATTCCGGTTTATCATCCCCGCTGGATATTCCGTCACGAACGTTACTGTTGTTGTCCAGTGGACTACGACAGCAACCTCTGGGAATGCGGTTTGGCAGGCTAGGTTCTGGAAGCTTACAGGGTCCGATATTGATTCGGATTCGTTTGGTCCTGCCGTCACTCAGACGACGGCTTGTTCTGCGACTGCTGGAACTGTTGTCACGTCCACGATCACTCCTGTCGGGCTGGATGATGCTACGGCTAGCCAAGAAGTTGCAATGGAGATTACGCGACTGGGATCCAGCGGTTCGGATACTATCAACTCCAATGACCTTAACCTGTTGTCCGTCGAAGTGAGGACGCCATGAAGAAACTTATTGCTAGGGTATTCGACGGCGTTGTCGCTGAGATCCGAGAGGTTGACGTTGGCATCAACCTTGGTCCTGAGTGCGTGGATGTGGTAATAGATCCAACGCCAAGCATCAATGCAGAATCAGAAAAGGCGTCGCATGGGACTCCAGTTGTTGACGGATCAGTTGTTAGGATCCCGTGGGTTGTGTTTCCGTTGACGCAGGACGAGATTGCTGCTATTACGGCTAGGAAGGTGGATGAATCTGAAAAGGCCACTGCCGCATTAGCGTTGGCCGCGTTGGACGCAAGAACGGCCACAAACAGTCAGGTACAGAGAATCTTGGCATTCGTCCTCAGGCGAATCCTAAAGACATGACGCGGATTGTTTTTATATTGCTTGGCTGTGGTTTTGCTCTAATGGCTGCAATGGCAGCAAAGGGCAGCCGCAACTTTGTGTCCAGCAGCAGCCAATACGCCGCACTTCAATCTGCTGCTGTAACCAACTACCCAGCTACATTCTCAGTTTGGTTCAATGCGAATTCAACGAACGCAGCCGGAACGGTTATGGTCGTCCAGGACAAGGACGACACTGCTAGGTTTGCGCTGTTTTCGCTTGCTGGAGGAGGATTTCAGATTGGTGTAACACCTACGAATGGTGGTCTGTCGTATAACGCAATCAGTCCTTCAGTGTATCCGTCTAATACATGGGTTCATGTGTGCGCTGTGTTTGCTTCTTCAGTAAGCAGGATCTTGTACGTAAACGGAACTCAGGTTGCAAGCAACACTGATACTGCTGTCGTTGGTCCGTCTGTGGTGTTTGATTCTACGCACATAGGAACGAGAAGCCTGAGCGGAACGCTTGGCACATTTGTAAACGGACAGATAGCGTATGCTGCTATTTGGAGATCGGCATTGAACGCTGTTCAGGTTTCAGCGCTTGCTGCTGGTGTGGACCCAAGAATGGTAGGCTCAACTTCGCCAACGTTCTTTGCTCCATTCTGGGGTGAAGCGTCTCCTGAAGTCAACATTTCTGGAACAGCCATTTCGCTGACAAACTCTCCAGCAAAAGGGGCAAGCGATCCCAGGATATACCGACCATGAAAAAGCTAATCCTGTTCCTAATGATTGGCGTGTCTGCAATCGCGGACGATCTTATCTGGGACGATCCTAACCCCGTCGGATCCGTTAAGTCCTTCACGGTCTGGAAGGAGGTCGATCTTGGGGTATGGGAGGCGATTGAGCAGGTGAGCGAGCCTAAGTGGAAGATCACGTTGCCGGCTGGGGTGCACAGGCTGGCCGTTTCCGCGAATGGCTCTGGCGAGCTGTCTGTGTCAAGCGATCTTAGCGAGCCAAGGACGTTTACTGTTCTGATCGTTCCAGCCAATGTGAGGATTGAGAAGTGATTAGGATTATCCTGGCAACCCTGTTCGCTTGCTGTTCCGCCAAGGCGGAGAATCTGCTGGTTATTACCGAGCCGACTGCTAGGTATTACCTTGGGACGTTGCTTCAAGAGTGGGCGGCGCAAGTCCAGTCTGAGGGTCGCTATACGACCGTTGAGATTCGCGAAGCGCAGAGGTACACGCAGCTTCCTGGTTCTTCTTCTGCTAGGTGGGCTAGCATTGCAATCGTTTCCAACCTGATTGCTAGGCACAACCCGGATGCCGTTCAGTTTGTTGGGGCTCTCCCGTTCTACCTCGGAGGAGCATACAACGAGGACGGGCATTACACCCGATGCGCCGTGACGGATGGGCCGTACATGGCGACCAATCTGGTTCTTGTTGATACGGCTTCGTGGGGTATGGATAACTCCACTTATCTTGCATCCAATGAGCCAGGGGATGGGCGGTTCGACAACCTTACGGCAAGCTTTGGGCGGCCAGTAGCTCGAATCTCAGCGGCCACAATCCTCAACTCAGCTTCGAACGTGTTTGGGTCTGGGTGTTTGATAGGCCAGTACCAGACACCAGCAGTGGATGAGGCTGTGGCGCTTAGGGCGTACTTCACGAACAACTTGGCTTACAGGAGAGGATTGTGGTCAACGTCTGCAACTGGGTTCATTACTGGGTCCCTGTTTACTTCAGCCAACACGTTCATAACCACGAACGCCTCGCATCTGACGTGGGCAACATCTCTGGGCGCTATCGGTGGCGGCTCTCGTCCTAGGATGATGTACCAGTCTTGGGACAATTCCGAGATCAACAACCTGTACGATGGAAGCTGTGTGCCGATTCGTGCGTTGATGATGTTCATTTATCGGTCTTACATGTTCGAAGTGTACGACATCGCCGGATATGCGAACGGAATGGAACGACTCCTGTTCCCTGGCAGAACTACCGAGCCTTATGCGCTTGTGGCCGGGTGGACGCATGGAAATACGGCATCCACTTTTTGGGTGTCCAGACCTTCGGACACGCACGTTGCTGACGTGATCCGAACATCTGCGGACCAGAACGGCGGTCTAAACCTTTTCTATTGGCTGGCTGGTGACGTTACGCTGAATGTGGATGGCACCGCATCGCCAATGGCTGTATCGTCCATCACAACGCTCCAAGTCCGATGAAGCTTATCTTTCCAGTAATCCTGCTCATTGCCTGTTCTTGCTCAACCCGAAAAGCCACGCTTCCGGACGGTCGTGTCCTGTACCAGTCCAGCCGGTTCGGGACGAAGGAGCAGATCAAGCACGTTGAGTTCAGGAGCGCACAGGGGGACGTGTTCGTCCTTGACGGCTACGCCAGCGATCAGGTTGAAGCGCTGGGGGTGGTGACGGAGGCGGCTGTGAAGGCAGCCGTTAGCTCCATGGTGCCGGTGCCGTCCACGCGCAGCGGTCCGCCGGCTGTTCCTTCCGGGTACAAGATTGTTCCTAAGGACGATCCTAGCACCCCCAGACTGGAGGTTGAATGAGCGCTGCTGCTGCCATGCTTGAGGTTGTGTCCGCCCTGAAGGGGTACAACTCCTCTGTCATTTCTGACCTAGAGGACGACGTTAAAAAATGGAGGTCTATTGAGGAATCCGCGAAACGATGCGCGGACGAAAAGGAAATCGTTCTAACCGGATACAAACGTGAACTTGAGCTACTCAACGGCATTGAAGGAGCACTACGAGGGGGATCGCAACCGCAAGTTTCTTCCGTCTCAACCAAATAAATCAAACACAACTATAGGCATGGGCACTCCACTAATCGCATCCATTTTGGCATCGTTGTTTGTCGGGGCGTCCCAGGCTGTTGCAGGCGTTTCAGATGCAGCCGTCAATGCTGGTGTGGATTGGCACGCTATCGTTGAAAAGTCTGGCACTGTGGGTGTGCTTGTCTGGATTGTTGTGTATTTCCAGAGGCAGACTGAAAAGAGCCAAGGCCAGATCGTGGCATTGACGGAGCGTGCTATCGGGGCTCTTGAGAAGTCCGGTGAAGCAAACCACCAGCTTGCAGATTCGATTGATAAGCTTCGCGAAAGCATCCGTAAATGACGAACGAACCGCGCATCCTAGCGGACGGCTTCTTGAGCCTTGAGGGTGGTGTGGACGGAGGGAGACCCCCTTCGGTCCTCACGGACATCCAGGTCCATGCGGCCAAGAACGCCAGCTTCCGGGGTGGTTATCCCCACCGGAGGCCCACGGTCAAGCCCGTTGAGTACACGTTTGGGACGGGCGCCAAGGATGCGGTCGACACTCTCAAGTTTCAGGGTGCAGGAAGCTTCGTTGAGACGGACGGGTCCGCTTGGATCTGGTTGAGCCTGTCTGGCCGGATCTTCCGGGTGAACATTACCAGTGCGGACGCTGTGCTGGAGGAGCCGAACACGTCGGTAGTGAACAACTCCAATCTGGACAAGGCATGGTTTCTCCAGGCGGACAGGTTCCTACTGATTCAGGACGGGCAAGGGCCTTGCATCGTGTACGATGGGGTGACGGTTAGTGCGAACACGGCTGGGCAGATCCCGGTTGGAACCCGCATGGCTTACGGGCTGGGGAGGATATGGATTGCTGATGGACGGAACTACGTGGGAGGGGACCTGATTTACAGCGACCCAGCCAAGGGTGCTGCGTCAATCCTGTACTTCACGGAGAACACGTATTTGGCAGAGGGAGGGAAGTTCTCAATCCCAGCCAGCGACGGGGAGATCACGGGGCTGGCCTTTACGGCTGTTCAGGACTCGGCTTCCGGGGAGGGGAGCTTGATGGTCTTCACGGCCAAGGGCATCTACGAGTTCAGCGCTCCTGTGGACAGGACTGTTTGGCGAGACCTTCAGGCCCCGGTCCAGAGGTTCAGCCTGCTTAACTTCGGTGCGACCAGCCATGAATGTATCGTGCCGGTGAATGGGGACCTGTTCTTCAGGGCTGAGGACGGTATCCGCAGCTTCTACTTTGCTCGCCGTGACTTCGGTACCTGGGGAAATACGCCTATCTCCCGGGAGGTCGGGAATATCCTGAGCAAAGACCAAAGAACGTGGCTTACCTACGCCAACGGTGCGAACTTCGACAACCGGGTGTTGATGACCGCCCAGCCTGAGCGAACTGATAGGGGTACGATTCATCACAAGCTGGTCGTTTTGGACTTCGATCTTGTGAGCGGGATGCGGTCAAAGCTGCCCCCTGCTTGGGAAGGGGAGTGGACGTTTAACGACTTCTCAATCCTTCAGGTTGTCACGGTGGACACGGCTGCTGGCCGGCGCTGCATTCTGGTCGTTCTGAACAGCGATAACGAGCAGATCCAGCTTTGGGAGATGGTGACCGAGGGTGAGCCGGCGCAGCCCGTGGAGGAAGTGGACTGGGCGATTGATACCAAGAGCTACCAGTTCTCCGACCCTATGGGCCTCAAGAGCTTGAGGAACCTTGAGCTTTGGCTGGACGACATCCAAGACGCCCTGACCGTACAAGCTTTCTACAAGAGCAACAACAGCGGGTGCTGGGTGCCGTGGGCACAGTACGAGACGGACGCAGAAAGTTGTGTGGCCCTGTCAGTTGCGGCTTGCGTTCCTCCAACCTTCCCCCAGTCATCGGGACGTAGCCGGGTCGGGTTCGGCTTGGCTCCAGACAGCGTGAATGCAACTGACTGTGAACAGCGTAGATACGGGTACGAGTTTCAGGTCCGCCTGAAGCTGAACAACCCTGCCTATCTCAAGAAGATGCGGCTGACCGCTAAGGTTGAGACCGAGACTGCTAACCCCAGACCGCCCACTAGTTGCACGGCCATTGTGGACCCGTGCCAGACCTGCTAATGGCTACCTACCTCCCAGTCCCGGGGACGATTCCTGCTGGGTTCTGCCCTGCTTCTTGGCAGGCTGTCCTGAACCAGTTCGCAGCGCTCCTGCCCATCATCATCAACGGGGAGGATGAGGTTATTATTCAGGTCGATACCCCTGGAGTGGACGACCGTGGGAAACTGTGGGTAAAGATGCTGGATGTTGCCCCGTGGGTGGACAGCATCCGGGTCTGGGTTCCTGAGATCCCGCCCTCTGGGGACTGGAGGCCAATCCCGGGACAGCCCGTTTACTTCGTGGATACCGGCGCCGTCAACACCATGACGATCACGACCGGGGAGGCAATGAACAGCGAGTTGTTCCTGACTGGCCGGCTGTTCTGTATCAAGGCGAACAACACGAACACCGGGGCGGTGACGCTTGCTGTCGATACGATAACGGCTAAGTCGGTCAAGAAGCAGAACAACGTGGACATGGAGGCGGGCGATTTCGTTGCTGGTCAGATCCTCCTGCTGGCGTTTGATCCGGTTAGCAACGTGTTTGAAGTGGTCAACACGCTTACGCCTGAGCCCACGCCCGCTCCGGTGGTGATCGACACGACCGGGTTGACGAAGATGATTCCGTCTGTGGATCCAATTCCGGCCCCGGGCGCTGCGGAATACGTGATTCCTCACGGTCTTGGTGCTGTTCCTACCAATGTTCGATGCGTTCTGGTGTGTGGAACTCCTGAGTTCGGATACGTTGCGGACGACGAACTGGACGTAAACGACATCACATCCGTCTACCTTGGTGTTGAACGAGGTAGGAGACCGTTCAGAATTGCGGCGGACGATACAAATATTTACATCCGTAGGCACAATCTTGTAACTGACCTGAATGCACTTTACGGCCCTGGCAATCCAGCCTTGGGTGAAATCACAATTACTGAATCGAAATGGGACCTTAAGACCTACGCCTATTACATGGCGCCTAAGACGCCTTCTATCGTCACGCAGCCGACCAGCCTGACCCGTGCTGCCGGTACGAACGCGACCTTTACGGTAGTGGCCGGTGGCGATACGCCTCTGACCTACCAATGGCAGCGCAACGGAGTGAACATCTTTGATGGTGGGCGCCTGAGCGGGACCGGGACCGCCAGCCTTACCATTACTGGCGTCGTGGACGGGGTTCCTCCGGGTGGAGACGAGGCCAACTATTCGTGCGTTGTCACAAGCGCAATCGGTTCCGTTAGCTCCAACACGGCAAGCCTGACCGTCACCTAAGCATGGCTGACTACATCCCAACAGCAGGAACGTTGCCGGACGGGTTCTGCCCCACGTCATGGCAGTCCACGCTTAATCAGTTCGCGTCATTGATGGTCGTGAGCATCCCGACTGCAAACGGGGTGCTCATTCAGGATGCTGAGCCGGCTGTTGACGAGCGGGATCAACTTTGGATCAAGACGCTTCCTGCTGAGCCTTACGTGGAGGGTGCGTTCGTTTACAAGGGTGGCAAGTGGCAGGCTGTCCCGGGCCAGCGCATTTACTTTCAGGACACTGGTGTTGCAAATGCAATGGTCGTGGACACCGGGGAGGGCATTTCGTCCACGGCTTTCCTGATTAACAGGCTGTTCCTAATTCGTGTTGCTGCTGCGAACACCGGGGCTACAACTCTTGCCGTAGACAGCTTGGCTGCTGCGGCTGTCAAGAAGCAGAACGGGGTTGAACTTGCTGCCGGGGATATCAAGGCTGGGCAGCTTGCGCTCCTCGCTTGGGACGGGACGGATGCTATCTTTGAGGTTCTGACCACGCTGCCCGATGCAACCCCGTCCACACCTAGCTGGGAGACAAGCATCGACTATGTTATCCCCGCTCCTGGCGCTGCCATCACGGTTCCTCATTCGTTTGGGAAGGTGCCTGAGATCATCAAAGTTGTGGCTGTCTGTCAGGTCGCAACGGACGGTTACGCTGTTGGCAACGAGGTCGGGATTGAGGGCATGAGCACGGACGTTAGCGGAGGGGACGAGGATGTTTCGTCCTATACGGTGTCTGCTGACAGCGGGAACATCACGATTGCAGCCTGTACTGAATCCAACGGGATGAACTACACGGCCAAGGCTGGTGGGTTGGCGAACTGGAAAACGGCTTATCCTAAGTTCAAGTTCCGGGTTTACAGCATGGCTTTCCCATGAGACTCACCCTAGGCGACATCAAGGCTTCGTCCATTCCCGCCTCGGTGGGGCTGGCTTCCTGTGACGAGCGGTTTACCCAGATGGTGAACGAGGCTCAGCAGCGTCTCGTCATGGGGCCTGACTTGTGGTGGGAGCTTACTGCCAAGTACAGTATCTGCACCACGTCTGGTCTGATTACTTGGCCGCGTTACGTCGCGAACATACTTCAGGTGACGTTGAACAAGTCTCCTATACCGATTCGCAACGGGTGGTTTGAGTTCCTAGAGGGTGGCTATGGAGAGCGCTGTCCCCAGAGTACGTGCGACTGGCAGATGTTCGACAGGGGAACAGCCGTCACGTTCGACGACATTGACACCAGCGGAGATCCTAAGAAGCTGAAGCTTTACAGCACCGTAGCTGAGACGGCTGGATCCAAGATGGGCATTCTTGGCTACGACTCCAACGGGGACTGGATCCGCACACAGGTTAGCGGGGAGTGGGTGGATGGGGAGTGGCTGTCTGTGCCGACCGACCCGCTTAATCCGTCTATTTCGTCCTTCTACTGGAGCACCGTCACAGAGATCCTGAAGCCGGCCACAAACGGTGACCTTAAGTTGTACGAGTACGAACCGATTAGCATTACCCAGCGCCAGATTGGACTGTACGAATGCGACGAGACTAGGCCCCGTTACAGGCGCACGCTTGTTGGTGGGAACATTCAGGACTGGGATAACTCGGCTAGCATCTCCGTCCAAGTCAAGAAGGAGTTCATCCCTGTGCGTCACGGGAAGGACAACGACATTCTGATGATTGGGTCGTTGCCGGCCATGAAGAACATGATGAAGGCGATCTATAAGGAGGACGGGGACGACCTTCAATCTGCTTCCGTGTTTGAAGCCAAGGCTCGCAAGATCATGGATGACGAAGCTTCTCATTACCTTGGGCCTACGGCGAAGATCCCGCTGCGCGTGGATGCTTCTGCTTGGGCTATGGACAACGTGCCTTACGTTCACTAGGACAATCTATGCCGCTTCCACTTCTCGCCTTAGCCGTTGCCGGCACTGCCCTTTCCGCCGCTGGCGGCATGGCCCGATCAGGAGCTAAGCCCAAGTTCGGGCGGTTCACTGCCGTTGACCCACAGAAGGAGCAGGCTAAGGCGATTGCGGCCAACCGTGCCAACTTCGCTGAGGCTGCCAAGCTGACCGAGACGGCCAACGAGTTCAGTCAGGATCAGCTTATGGAGGCGATCCGTGGGGTTGTGCCAGACATCGGCACAATCAACCAGCGGGCCAGTTCCACGATTGCTTCCCAGCTTGCCGGGGAGATCCCCGCTGACGTGAGCGAATCCGTGGCACGCTCCGCTGCGGCACGGTCCTTTGCTGGCGGGACGGCTGGTAGCGGGTTCGCTGGGAACCTGCGGACCCGGGACTTGGGGCTTACCTCGCTTGCACAGACACAGCGTGGGCTGGACAATGCTTCCCGCTGGCTGGCGAGTGTTAGGGCCAGTCAGGTTGCCCCGCAGATGGACGTTACGAGCATGTTCTTGACGCCGCAGTCCTTGGTGGAACTGAAGTTCCGCGAGAACGGGGCTGAGCTTGCCCAGCGGAACATGCAGGCGCAGGCTGATTCCGCCTACAACCCGCTTAACGTGCTGGGAAGCACGCTGGGTCAGCTTGGAGGCGGCTTGACCGGAATCGGCACGAACCTGCTTGGGGCTCAGCTTGGCGCCTCGTCTGTGCCGTCTCCTATCGCGTCCAATACGGCACTGGGCGGGGCGTACGAATCCAACTATGCTGCTGGTCTTGGAACCGTAGGGGCGACGGCGCAACCGGGCTTGACCTGGGGAAATCAGATCCCGCTGAACTAACATGGCTACCTTAGAGACTCCCACGGAAGGCATGGCCCGCGACTTCACCGCCGGCCAGCAGCTTGCCAGCGGGTTCATGATGAACTATTGGCGGGCCAAGGAGGGGCAGCTTAACGAGGCCCGTTACGTGGCTGGGCAGGCGCTTAGGGACGTACAGCTTAGCTTGGCTCAGAGTCAGCTTCAGACGGTCCAGAACGCGGCTACTGTGAAGGCTCAGCAGGATGCGGCTATTCCTGGGCTGTTCGGGTTGGCTGCAAAGGCGCAGGCGAACGATTGGAATCCTGACACGAAGCTTGAGTTCTTGGAGTTCTTGCAGAAGAACCCTGCGCTTGCTCGTTCCCAAGAAGCACAGAACGTCCTTGGGATGTTCAATGAATCGGACAAGATTCGCAGGGAGAGGGACGCACTGGAGCTTCGGCTTAAAAACGAGCAGGATGTTGCTCGTATCAGGGCTGAGCGTGAAGCTGTCGATAGGACTCCTAAGTATGTCGTGAACGAGCTTGGTGAGCCAATCGAAGTCACGTCCGGTGGGGCCGTTCGTCCTATCAAAGCTTTTACCCCTGTAGAACAGGCTGAAATTGAAAGCAACATTCGAATTCTGACAAAGGAAGTTGAGGAGTCGGTCGGGTCGAAGAAGGTAGAATCGCAGCGCAAGCTTGACGATTACATCAAGTCCACCAAGGAACTTGAGCGCAAGAGAAACGAGGATGCAGCTAACAAACTGATGCCTCCTGAGGAGCGTAAGCTTGCCGGTTGGAGGGCGATGATTGCTGGTCAGGATCCGAACATGGTCGGCAATATTCCTGCCAGTCCTCCTGCTGTATCCACCCAAACGCATCCAGCGCCTTCCACAAACTCATTCAAGATCCGTCTAAAGAGCCCTTGATATGCCGATCTATGAGATTGAGGCACCTGATGGGCGGGTTTTTGAGGTTGAAGGCGACCGGGAACCGACCCAGGACGAACTGACCGCGCTAGTCCGCGACTTCAAGCCTGAGCCAGCTAAGGCTGCCTCTCGCGGAGGCACCATCCCCGGGTTTGGGCTTTATGAAACCGCTTCTCGCGTTAGCGATGCGCTGCTTAGCGCTTGGGACAATGCTGGGAAGATCGGGGAAGGAGCCGTCATGGCAGCGGAGGCTGCTGTTGAGGAGGCTAAGGTTGAGGCTGGCCCGCTCCGTGGTGCTCTTAAAGGGGCTGCTGGCGCCCTGAAGGGGGCGGCTATTGTCGGGAGTGCGATGGCTCCCGATGCTGGGACTGGGCTGATTGGGTTCGACACCAGCAAGGACCCAAGGGGCGGGCTGCTTTACAAGGCTGGCGAGGTTGTTGAGAAGCTTGGATCTACTGTTCCTGCGCCGGCACAGCCTACCTTCATGGACGACGTGGCGGAGGGCGTTGGGCAGGTTGTCCCCGGGATCGTAGCTGCTGCGTTTACTGGGCCGGCTGGTGCGTTCGTGGTTGGCGGTGCTACGGAGGTTGCGGACGCTTACTCCCGGGAGATGGACCGGCAGGAGAAGGCTGGTGAGGCTCTTGATTTCGGGAAGGCTTACGCGAAAGCGACTGGATACGGGCTGGCTGCTGGCGCTATTGAGGCTCGATTTGGAGCCGGACGTATCGTTTCGCGAGTGAAGGACGCTCTGGCTGGCAAGCTGCGCCTGTCTGGGACCAAGGAGCTTATCCTTGGCCGGATGAAGGATGCTGGGGTCGGCTTCACGGAGGAGGCCGCGCAGAGGGCAATTCAGGACCTTATCGTGGACGGTAAGCTGGACTTGGACGCCATCAAGCAGGAGGGCGGGGTGGGCGCTGTGGTCCAGGCTATCCTTGGGCTGCCCGCTGCTGCCATTGCGCTCCAGCCTAGGAAGGCTAAGGACATTGGCGTGGAGGCTGCTGCAAGCCAAGCGGAGAGGGCCGGGCTTACGAGCGTGGCCGCTGCTATTCGGGAGTCCGAGGCGACGCTACCCAAGGACCCGGAAGCTGCTGATTTCGAGGCGTTGGTGTCTGCCCCAATCCCGGCAGTGGAGGAGCAGCCCGCCCCTGAAGTTCAACTTGAAGTACCGCAAGAACAACCTCAACCCAAGGCACCGCTTGAAAATGAAGGGCAAGAAGGGCAAGTCCAAGAAGGGCTGTTGACCGTTGAGGAGGTCCCCGGCGAGGCGATCACGACCGAAGACCCGGGGACTTCCTACGCCCCTGCCACGCTGGAGCAGGAGGTTGCGGGCTTTCTGGGCGGTGAATCCCTGCCCGAATCCGTTACGGTCGTGTCCGAACCGGATGGGGCTTGGGCGGCTAAGCTTGAGGGCGGGAAGGTCGTGCTCAACGCGGCTCAAATCAAGCAGGGCAATGCTACCAAGGTGGTTCTGGAGGAGGGCTTGCACGGAGTCTGGGACTCCCCTGAACTAACCGAGGCGTGGCGGGGTTGGAGACAGGTTACGGACGCGGACGTGGCTGCTGAGCGGGAGGCGCGGGATGGGCTGGATACGAGCGAAGACGTTCTCCGTGAGGAGGCGGCTATTCGAAGGCTGATTGAGAACCGCCCCGCTGACCAGAGCTTCATCCGCAAGATTTACGAGGCGATCAGGACCGCCCTGCGCCGGGTGTTCGGGTTGGAAGTGCCCAACACGGAGCAGGGCCGGGCCATGCTGGAGCAGGCGGCTAAGGACTACCTGACCCGCAGGAACAAGGTTAGCCAAACTCGCTTCGCCGCGCCCCAGATCAAGCCGTCCAAGGGCTACTTCAAGGGGGACTACCAGACTCGCCCAGATAAAGACGTTTCAGCCGAGGCTGATGCGTTCGTGGGCCAGTTCCCAACCGAGGCCGAGGCTGTTGCTGCCTTGGAGAACCCGACCGCAAACGTCCCCATGGACACCCGGGCTTGGGCTGTCGGGATCATCGGGGACAGGCTGGCGAATCGGTACTACCAGACCGAGGACCCCGCTGAGCAGGCTGCTATCCAGAAGGATCTTGTCCGCCTCGCCAAGCTTGGGCAGGTTGAGGGGACGGAGCAGGGGCAGGGCTTCCGCGCTAGGCAGCGGATGAAGGACAAACTGGCTCCGCATAGCGTCCTGCTGACCTTCTTCAACCTGATTAACGACCAGCAACGGGAGGTCATTGATCCTATCGTGGACGTTTCCGGGGTGGCTCAGGGGGTCAAGGACGGGATGGAGGAGGCCGGCGGACAGGCTGCGGAAAAGATCGGGAAGGCTGTAAAGGGCTCCCAACAGCCCAAAGAAGCCACGAAAGAGCCTGAACCTGCTACCAAGACGGCTAAAAGGATCGTCTCGCGGTTGGCTAAATCGCAATCTGACACGCCTAGCTGGCCCGCTGGTGCGTCGGACGACGTGGAGGCGGCTGTCCGTGCCCAACTTGAGCAGCAATCCCCCACGGAGGCGTTTGCGAGCGTTCTTACGGGGCTGGGAGTGAACCCGGATGTTTCCGCCCAGCTTTCCGGGCTTGTTGCCAGGGAGATTGAGGTCCGAAAGCGGGTGGCTGAGGCTAAGGAAGACCAGAAGGCGGCTGAAACAATTCAGGACAGCAGCAAGATTGCCCGGTTGCTGGAGGCTGCTGGAGTTCAGGAGGATGTGAACTGGAGCGAACTGTTCCAGTCCTCGGCTGCTACGCAGGAGCAGCGCCAGAAGGAGTTGTTTGACCGGATCCAGAACGATCCCCGCTTTACTAGGCTGTCCAAGGCTCAGCGAGCGGAGCTTGCGAACACGCTGTTCAAGGCGTGGGAACTGGAGCGGTTGCGCATCTTCCGGCAGGAGTTCGATAAGCTGCTGCCAGGGGATCCTGAGACGCCCCAGAAAAGGGCGGTTAAGAAGATATTGCCTAAGCTTCTCCGCTACCTGAACCTTGGGATGCTGGATGCGGATGCGGTTCGCAACGAGATTGCGAGGCTGTACGGGATGGAGACCTTCGATAGCGACCTTTCCAACCAGCTTAAGAAGCTGTCTCAACAGGCTCAGAAGCTTCCAGACGGGTCCATCCAGCAAAACCAAGTGCTGGACAAGATGCATAGCCTGATGATGAGCCGGTCCAAGCTGCCGCTGGACAAGGTTCTGGCTGATTTCTGGTACAGCAACGTCCTTGGCAGGACAAGCACGTACCTGAACGTCCTGCTTGGCACGCTTGGAACTGGGCTGTGGGCGCAGACGCTCCTGAGCGCAAAGGTTGCTACCGCAAACATGGCCCCGGGCGATGCGCTCCGGATGTGGCAGGCTTATTTCGGTGCCATCAAGGACGCTGTCGTTGCTGGTGCCCACATTATTTACACCGGGGATAGATCGGTCATGCCCGGGTTCCGCAAGGAGATTGATGCAGCCCTGTCCATGAAGGACCCGCTGAAGGCGGCGGACACCTTCGAAACCATCATGGCTAAGGCTAGGATGGAGGGTAAACCGGGCAAGCTGGCGTGGGCGTTTACTCAAGCTGCTACGAAGCGGATTATGACGGCCCTTGACCTTATCGGGTCGGCTGGGGTCGGGGATGCTGCCAAGTTCGCGGCTGCCTATAATCAGGGCAATCAGGAGGCAATCAATAAGCTTCGCAAGCGGTTCGATAAGGAGGCCAACAAGCAAGCTGAGACCCAGGCTCGCGAGGAACTTGGGACGAAGGCGCCTAGGGCCGTTGTGAACGCCCGCAAGCGGGAGATCCTTGAGGCTGGGATTGACCAAGCCGTCTTGGACGCGGCTGATTCTGTGCGTCGCAGGGCTGCCAGTAATGCGGAACCGCATGGAATCGGGGGATTCCTTTACAGGACGGTGAAGCCTTGGCCTTTCTTGGCTAAGTCTGCTGCCGGTTTGCAGTTCGTTCGGGCTGCGGCGAACATGGCGAACTGGGTTACAGATGCGGTGCCTGGAGTTGGGCTTGCGAAATACGCTCAAAGCAAGCTTCCACCCAAGCATCCCCTGTACGTCAATCTCTCCAAGGAAGACCAAGACCTTGCCATGGCTGCCCAGATTGCCGGGCTTGCGGTCATCGCCGGGACGGCTGCCATGTTCCTGAACGATGACGAGGAAGACGATGGCTGGGACATCTCTGGAGGCTGGTCTAACCTGACACCTCAGCGCAAGAAGCTACTCAGGGACGGAGGCGAACGACCCTACACGATCACGACCCCGTTTGGGGCCTTCAACTACAAGCAGCTTTCAGGTCTGAACGCTCCGCTTGCCCTTGTCGGAACGCTCAGGGACCAGCAGAAGTACGACAAGGAGAAATGGAGTAAGGAGACGGCTGCTGCAAAGCTGTTTCACGCTTGGCTGTTCGGGTCTATCGGCATCGTCAAGGATCTAAACACGGTTAGCTCCATTACGGACGTGGTTGGGCAGGGCGCAGCCGGCACGGACGAAGCGCTTATGGCCCGCGTCGTGAACTTTATGACCCGGTTCGGGTCAGGGTTCATCCCCTACCGGGGAGCTTTGGGCGAGTTCGACCAGTATTCCGACCGGCGCAAGTACATGCCGGACAAGGAGGATGTGGTTGGCGCAGCCCTTAGGAACGTCCCCTTTGCCCGTAGGGCGATTGAAAGCGGGGCGGATATTGACGTGTTCGGGGAACCGATTAGGACCCCGGCCAACCTCCTCAAGAACTGGGTGGACATCACCAAGCAGCCTGAGGAGTGGCGCACGCTGGCTGCCATGGCTCAGAAGGGGTACTGGCTAACCGAGGCTAGCCTTGGAACCCGGGAGATCGTTGACCCGAACAGCGGGGAGAATCGGGAAATGACCGCCAAGGAAAAGGTGGCCTACGCGCAAGCCCGTGGACGATACATCAAGGTGCTGGTTCTTGAGGACCGTGAAGCCCTGCTTGGCATGAACGCGAAAGAACTCGCAGATTATTGGCGTTCAAAGGTTTCCAACGCCAATAAACAGGCTATGCGTGCTGCCCGTGAGGTTGCCTCTGAAGGACAATAGAAAAAGCTGTTGACGGTTCCGCTCTATCCGTGCTTTACTGCGCTCGTCGATGACGACTGAGCGGATTAACACGGCAGAAGCAAGCCAGCCCGTAGCTGGGGCCGCTTCTCTACGCCCCGTGCCGCATGTAAGCGTCATCGCAGCCCCCCAGGCCGGCCCTGATTCTGGTTGCTTGCATCGCCGCTTGGGGGGACGTTTTACCGTGTGGTTGACGGGACTAGCTAACCTAGGGGCTAGCCGTGCCGGTTCATGCTCTAATAAAGCTCCGGTGAGCGATGGCGCAACTCACACTGCGACGTTGCTCCAGCCATACGGACCAATTTCCCGGTTGACGCGCTTCCTCTCAACGCTCCCGGGATCCGAAGCGAGAAGTGGAGTGCAGGGAGATCCTGCAACGGGGTGGTTCACGGGTGTTCCCATCCTCATGTATCAATCGCTTCGGTCAATTTAGGTCGGCTCTATTAGGTCTTACCATGAAAAACGTTTACACCGCAGTCACTCTCATCCTGTTCATCTGCTTCGTCATCGGTGCTATCTGGTCTGTCTGGAAGCACGAAAGCGACGGAGATGATGGCCCCACTCATGTCTAAACGCGCAACCGTATCGTTCTGCAAGAAGCTGGACACTCAGCTTATGCCCGTCACAGCCTTCCTCGCCGCTGCTGCCGCAGGCTGGAAGGACAGCCACGATAAGCCGCTGCCTGGGGACGTGGATGAACGGGCAGCAGAGGTTATCAAGGATTTGCAGCATATCGCCCTGTGGGCTACGCTGAACAGACCAGCAAACATCAACCTGAAAACAGAATGAACAACGAGAAAAAGATTGAAGACGGCGGACCGGCGTTTCCGAAATCCGGAACGACCGCATGTCATTCACTTCCCAACGGAGACAGGATCATGGTGGACGTTGATCCGGGGCATTGCGGCATGTCCCTCCGCGATTGGTTCTTGGGGCAGGCGTTAGCGGGGCTGTTGACAAACCCCTACTTCAACGGGAACATTTCTGAGGCTATAATGGACGCCGATGTAGCTGCTGACGAAATGATTGCATTGCGAAACAAAAAGACCACCTAACGTGAACATCCAAGTAGGACAATTTCCAGCCGACCCGGCACGCAAGATTGGCAGTGCCAAGGACTTTAAGGCCGCGTGTAATCGCGTTCTTGAACGATCTGGACCTGTCGTAACCGGCATGTTCCGGCGTAGGTTGGACCGAATCCGCGCTAAGCGGGACAACAACAACCACAACTAACACAAGTCTCATTATGAGCTTCACCGTATCCCAAACTGAGAACACTCCTCGCGCACCTATCCTGCCAGCATCGTCCTACATGGCCCGGCTCTACATGCTTGTCGATCTTGGGACGCACCCGGCAGAGTTCAAGAACGACAAGACCGGCAATATGGAGGTCAAGCGTCGCCGCAAGGTCCGCTTGGGATTTGAGATCCCGTCTGAGACGGCTGATTTCGGGAAGGGCCACCCTGAACCGTACACCATCGGTCGCGACTACAGCCGCAGCTTTGGGTCGGCTGATAAGCCGTCCGCACTGCTTCAGGACATCCAGGCTTGGCGTGGAAAGCCCTTCACGGTGGATGAACTGAAGGCTTTTGACCTTACAAAGCTGGTTGGAGTCGCCGCGCTCATTGGTGTGACGCACCAGAAGGCTAAGGCTGGGCACGACTACGCCAAGCTGCACAGTATCGGCAAGCCCCCTAAGGAGATGGTCTGTCCGCCGGCTGTGTTACAGCCGCTCGTTTACAGCATCGAACAGGGCAGCGGGGGTTGCTTCAGTCAGCTTCCTAAGTTCATCCAGGAGAACATCATGCAGAGCGACGAGTGGAAGGCAGCTATTGCCGGTGCTGCCGCGTCTACCCCTGCTGCCCCTGCTGCGCCGGTTGCTGGTGCTCCTGCGGTTGAGGACGATTGTCCTTTCTGATGATTCTGTCTTGAAAAAGACCGGAGCCGCCTGTCCCGATAGCTCGCCACCATCCTTGCAACAGGCAACAATTTAACCAACATGAAAATCACAAAACGAGTCGAGCTTAAAAAGGCATGGGTTGGGCGTTGTAGTGTTTGCTCCTCCGAGGCTGAAGCACTTGAAAGCGAGTTGAGGATTTTAAACGATCCTCTAGGAAGGGACGTTCCAATCGGATTTTCAAGGTGTCCAGTTTGTGAGGCTTCCCAAGGAATGATCTTCTACAAGAAAAACAATGCCAACATTCAACCCTGATAAACCAATGAAAAAGGGAGTCATGGACCTGCCGAAGCGAAACGTCAACAGCCTGTACTTCGACATCGAAACGGAGGGGCTGCCCGATGCGGTGGACGCAATGGACCCCGCTGAGTTTGCCGCGCCTTCATCCTGGAAGGATCCTGAGAAGATTGCAGCCAAGGTTCAGGAGAACAAGGACAAGGCTAAGAGGCAGGCTGCTCTATCCGCTATCACAGGTCGTGTCCTTGCTGTCGGCTACGCTATGGAGGACGAACCCGTCCAGATCCTTGAGGGAGAGGAACGGGATATGCTTGACCAGTTGTTCGTGGTCATGAAGCACACGGTCAACCACGGTGGTAGGATCTTTGGCTTTAACATTATCGGATTTGACCTTCCTTTCCTCGCTCAGCGGGCGGCTATCTCTGGTGCTACGCTGCCGCTGGCGCTTTACTCGTTCTATCGTGGCAGGTTCAACTGGCGCGATTCGTTCCAGGACTTGCAACTCCGATGGCTGGCGGGTCAACGGGACTTCTCCGGGCACAACCTGAAGTCTATCGCCCGTCTCCTGAAGCTGCCGATCCAGAAGATCGGGGATGGTGCCGCCTTCTCTGGGCTGTACTATGACGATCACGACAAGGCTATCGAGTACCTGAAGACGGATGTTGAACTTGTCAGGGCGCTTGCTAAGCGGCTCGCTTGAACCACGAAGATTGGATCTATGTCGTCCCGCACACTGACTGTTCTTGGTCAGAGCTAACTAGATCCGTCCATGAAGCGTTCCACAGGCTGGCGATAGAACGCGGTTGGGACAAGGATTACACCGGCATATTCGCCACCAACCTAGTCAGGCGGCGCATGAGCCTGCAACGCAAAGCCAGTCATCCAGTAAAGCAGGAAGCTAAGCGACAGCGCACGAACAAGAAGGAACTGGAGCGCATGGCAGCACGGAACACGGCTGCTAGGGCCTTAGAGGAGTTGGGCGTTGCGACCGTTTACGAGTTGCACAAAAAGTCTGGGGTCTTTTCGGTTGTTTCTTGGAAACAGTGGTGTACGGTGGCTGTCAAGGAAGGGTTTGCCATCTATCACCCAGGACGGAAGGCACAGGAAGATCGGTACGAATGGAAAGGAAGCAATGAAACGCACACTAACAGCGGTTCTGTCGGATAACGCGGATGCTGATACGCTCGCAAAGGCCATGTTGTTGATGGCCGGGATTGAGACGGTGACGATTGATGAAGCTGAGGTTGGGCTGTTTGGCGAGCCTGCCAAGGCAAAGCCTAGCCGTCCCCGAAACGCCCTGTTCGATGCTCTGGCTGTCCTAGACTGCCCTACCCTGTCAGAACTGACCCCTTCCGCTGCGTCCCGGGTCGCCAAGGCTCTGCAAGGGATCCGCTCCGTCTCCCAATCCGTCACGGCTGAACAGATCAAGGAACGGGCGGACAATTACAAGCTGTTGATGCCAGGGGCTACGCTGACTAGCACGGCGCTTGCCGCCCACTGGGGGCGTTGCGCTGCGCCGCCTATCATGGTCCACGCGGTTCCACCGCCCACCCCGCATTGGAAGCTGTGCAAGGACATTAGGTCCAAGCTAGAGACGCACCCTGCCAATCCTAGGTGGGTCGGGTACGTGCGGGGGACGGCTACGCCTGAACAGGAACAGGATTACCGGCAGCTTCAGGAGAAGCTGGCTGAACTGGAGGACAGGCCGTGAACGACCTTGAACTGTTTACGAAGATCACCGGGTTTGATCCTAAGACCGAGGAGGACAGGGGATTGGCGCGTGATGACATGGCGCTTTGGGTTTGGATGATTAAGGGAGGGGTTCCTCATGAAGACATGACTGACCTATTCAAGCCGTACGCAAGCAGCCAAGAGGAGGCCCTTGACATGTCTAAACAGGTTTGGGATGCTCTTGGGAGCGAAGGAGAGGAATGAAATGAGCACTAAAGCTGAAAAGATTAAAGCGCAGAAGTTTGCGTTTAATAGCCCAAACCAATATTGGCATCGGCATTTGATTGGTCCGAATGAATTGCAGGCTCTGTTCATTGCCGAATCTGAAAGGTGCAGCCAAGGTCTTACATTGGCAACCTTGTGCGATATGGTTCTTGGGGAGAGCGCTGAGGATCGTAGCGACGCTGCTTTGATTAGTGGTGTTCGGATCCTGATTGATGAAAGAAACAGACTGAATGATCTTGTCGGATCGCATAGGACTACGAACCTGTAACTGTTGTGCCTAATAAACTTTGGCTTCTTAAGGGAAGATACATAGATGCCGGTTCAGATGAATTTAAGACTCCAGGAAATCCGTGGTGGTCAAGCCCATACGACAAGAACCAAGCCTTAGTCGTTCGTGCTCCTACAGAAATCGTTGCTAGGTATTATGCTTCCCAAGCGTGTATGGACGAAGGAGAGAATGCGTGGCTTGAAGAAAGGTGGTCAAGTTGTGTTGAGATCACTGGTGATGGACACGTTGGGGTTATCGTGTGCGATTGTCTTGAGGCATAGCAATGGACCATCTCCCACCCCATAGCCTAGACGCCGAGCAAGGCGTGATAGGCGCCTGCTTAGCCGATGCCACCCGATGCGTCACTGAGGCAATCGAACTGGGCGTAGCCCCTGATTCCTTCTATGACCTGCGCTGCCGCGAAATCTGGGGTGTCCTATCCTCCATGGTGGACGCCCGGGAACCGGCTGACCTTATCACCGTCCAGTCCAAGCTTCGTTCAGACGGGAAGATTGATGCCGTTGGCGGCATCCCGTTCCTCCTAGCCTGCCAGGATGCTTGCCCTAGCCCTTCCAGCCTGCCCTATTTCTCCGCTCAGGTGAAGGAGAAGGCTGTCCTGCGCCGGACGATTGAGGTCGCCGGGAGGCTGATTATGGACGCCTACGCCTGTTCAGGATCTCCCGATGCGCTACTGGACAAGGCTGAAACGGATGTCCTCAGCATCCGCATGGCTGGATCCGGTTCGTCTACGCCTGATATGCCTGCGCTCGTTCAGGACGTTATCGAGACGCTGGAGAAACGGGCTTCCGGGGAGGTAACCGGAATCCCCACTGGGTTCGCGGACATTGACAGGCTAATCGGGGGCGGTCTTCAACCCTCCGAGATGATTGTGATAGCCGCCCGGCCCTCAGCCGGAAAAACGTCCTGGGCTATGAACGTGGTGGAGAACGTTGGCTTGCGTTGGCTGTCTGAATGGGAAGGGAATGGGTCTTATGAAGGGGACAGGATAGGCGTGTTCTCCCTTGAGATGACCGCCCAGGCTCTTGTTGAACGGCTCATTGCGAGCCTAGCCCAGAAGTCCACACGGAGCCTAGCCTACCTGACCCCATCTGAGTACGCCCGGTTGACAACGGCTGCCGGGTCCACATCGCGCCTCCCGGTCAGGATCGACGACACGCCTAGCCTCACCATCGACACACTCAGGGCCAGGGCTCGACGGATGTACCAGCAGCACCGGGTCCGCCTGTTCGTCGTTGATTACGCCCAGTTGCTGGAGGGTGGTGGCGAGGGGGAGGAGACGACACGGCTGGGACGGATTAGCAAGGGCCTGAAAGCCTTAGCTAAGGAGCTTCGCGTGCCCGTAATCGTCATCGCCCAGCTTAACCGGGACCTTGAACGGGAGAACAAAAGGAAGCCTAGGATGGCGGATCTAAGGGGGTCGGGACAGTTTGAACAGGACGGGGACTTGATTGCCATGCTCTATCTGAGGGATCCAGATAAGGCGGAGACGCAAAGCCCTGAGGAGCCCCGGGAAGTCCTATTTCGTATCGTCAAGCAGCGCAACGGGGTGCGCGATTGGGACGTTCCTCTCAGGTTCTTCCCGGCCTGGACCCGGTTTGAATGTCCTTCCCGTGTCGAGTGGCGGGCAGAAACGGAAAAGCCCCGGGGGTGAGCCGGGGCTTGGATTGTCTAGTTGTGTTTCAGTCGTAGCATCCTATTACCGCAAGAATCAATCCTCCATTAACCTCTTTGTATTTTGAAGACGGCCACAAGATTGTTTTGATTTCATTGGATTCATGAAGGCTTGCAACCGTGTGCTTGAATCCTCCAATAAATGTTATCTCAATAGTTCCTTTCTTTAGGTCTCCTTCTAGCCCGGCTACGTTCGCCCCTTCTAGCATCCTGTATGCTTGAATCATTTCTGAACTAGTCATTATTCACTCCTTTCTGTCCATTCACAATTCGTACGCCTCCGCCTCGGACCGGGTGATAAAGAAATGAATGCCCCCAGCGCACTCCTTCCAACGGTCCGGATCGAACGAATTAGCCTTGACCGTGAGCCCAGGAGCGTATCGGGTGCTTCCGTCATAACCGGACACCCCTTCCCCTTCCAGTACAACCGCCCACCCGGCCCGACACTTTCTTCCCGTTGAGTTACTTCTCGGAGCGTCTTCCGGGATTAGAATCTTGACGATGGCTGTTCCCGTATCTGTTCGAACCTTTTTCCATCCCCAGAAAGGGCCAGATTCAGGGACGATGCTGAGCCTGTCGGAGCAAACTTTATCAAGCTTCGCCCCGGAAAGGTTCGCCATGGAAAGGTTCGCCCTGGAAAGGTTCGCCCTGGAAAGGTCCGCCCCGGAAAGGTCCGCCTTGGAAAGGTTCGCCCCGGAAAGGTTCGCCCCGGAAAGGTTCGCCCCGGAAAGGTTCGCCCCGGAAAGGTTCGCCCCGTAAAGGTCCGCCCCGGAAAGGTCCGCCCTGGAAAGGTCCGCCCCGGACAGCTTCGCCCCGAACATCTTCGCCCCGGACAGCTTCGCCCCGGAAAGGTTCGCCATGGAAAGGTTCGCCCCGGACAGATCCGCCCCGGACAGATCCGCCATAGACATGCCTGCCCGTTCTCCACCTTTCAAACCTTTCAGCCACTTCCCGTGCTTTTCGATCAATTCCGCAAGTTCTTCTTTGCTATACGTTTTCATCCTGTTTCCTTTCTTGTTCCTGTTCTACCCTTACCATCCCACCCATCCCCAGCCTAGCAAGCGCCCCCGCCACGCTTAGCACCCCGACCCATGCTAGGCTTGATAGGAGGATTCCGGCAAGGTCCATTTCGGGAGTCACTTCGCCTCCTCGGCTGCAAGCTTCGCGTCGTGTTCCTCCTTCCAATCCTCGAAAATGGCCTCCCCTTCCTTGTTGTACCAGCCGCAAACCTCTTGGTGTATATAGAAGTAGATGGCCGCCATGCCGTCATTTTCCATCGGGTCATCCCCGACCCCGGCGTCCTCGTAGGCCTTTTCCAAGTCGGAACCATACAGGAACCAAGCCGCCTTGATTTCATGGGTGTAGATCGGAACGGATCCGTCAACGATTTTATGGACTGAGCCGGAATAGTCCAAGTCGATTCCAAGGTCGGGCAATTCGTCCGGCTCGTTTTCCTTGAGGTAATCCAGCAGCAAGGTCTTAACGTCCTCGATAGCAGAATCAACCCTGTCCTGTAGCGTGTCGTCGATTTCTATAGTGCGTTTCATGGTGTTTTCTCTCCGGGTTCTGTCCCGGCCACGCAAGCTAAGCCTTCCCAGCTCGCGGGACCGTCACAGGACGCCCGTCACATTGCCACGCCTGCTCCAGCCCTGTCAAGCTCTGCCATCCTGTCCAGCATAGCCCCAACCTGTCCCGCACTTGGCCGGCTCTCCCCGGAAATCCACCTTGTGAGCGTGCGCCCCGTAACGCCGGCCCACCGGGCAAGCCCCGCCTTGCTCGTTTGCGAGGCGGATAGGGCCAGGAGGATACGCGCCTTAAGCGCGGGCCAGCGGGGATCTTCCGGGTTAGCGTGGGTACCACGCTTGGCCTCAGCCAGCCGGGCAAGCTGGGCCAGTTTAGTGTCGCTCCGCTTGTTCGACCGGGCACCAGCCTCCCGGGCACGGGCGGGGTCAGAGAAGAATCGGGGTTTCACGGGTTCACCCCTTCCTTAATTGGCGGAATCAGCACGTCAACCGTAGCGTAAGGGGCGAAATGGCAAACCGCCCCGCTCTCCAGTTCGATGCGGATAATCCGCCCATGCTTGGGGTGCATCGCCGGACCGGCAGCCTTGACGCGGCTATACTCGCCCCGTAGGTGCACGTAGGAACCTGCCTGGACGGAATCGGCTGGGGTGGGGTGGAGGTTAGGCATGGGAAGGCATCTTTCCTGTCTTAATCCATTCATCCAGCCGAGCCGTGATTCGGGTTGTATCAATCCCGTGGGATTGCGCGTATCGGACGCATCCGTTGAACCCGACGGCCTCCGATTCAGGCACGTAAAGCGTGCCGCCGTCATCCGTTTCAACCTGTCCAAAGCCTGGATAGCGAACCCCGTTTATCCATTTGGACCCGTTTAGCCTGATGTTAGTTGCCGTTCTCATGTTTGTTCCTGTTCTCCGGTTCTGTCCCGGCATGACCGGCCCACCCCTAGGCGAGCCGGTCAAACCGTAACAGCTAGCCGATCCACGCCCCAACCTCGCGCCACCATTGATTGACGTTGGTAACTCGCTTGGCCCCGCAACTGCAAGTTTGATGGAGCGCAATGCACCCGTAAGCCTGAGGAACCTGCCGCTTAGCCCCCGGAGCGGGGTGGGAATAGCCTTTTTCGACCGTGAGACTATCAATAGCCTTGTGCTTGTGCGTTTTCATGTTTGTTCCTGTCATTCCCGAGTTGCAACGAAAGCCCCATCCCACGGCATTTCTCCAGTGATCTCCCGCCCATCGGCGTGGAACAACTGGACGCGAATCGGGAAGTCAGCGTCCATCCAGTTGCAAACCGTTTCAATAACCGACACCTTGGAGGGTGGAGCAAACTTTCCGTTCGCTCCAAAGTCCCATTTTTCTCTCCATGTGGAAACATAAGCCGACCACCTTCCCGTCACGGGAACGTAATCGGGCAAGTCCTTGGCGTTGTCGACTTGGGTGATTTCGTATCTGATTTTCATGGTGCTACTCCGTTGGTTTCTTGGGTTTCCATAGTGTTAGCCTTTCATCCCGGCCCATGCCGGCCCAGCCCCGGAACCCTCGCCCCGGGGCGGAGCCGAAACGTGCTAGGACTTTACTTGACGCAAGCGGCAATAATCCCCGGATGAAACGTAAGCCGTTCCAGAGTACAGCTTACCGTTGGTGCCTAGCATACGAAAATGCCGTTTCTTGTCTCCTTTTTTGTCCCTAATTTCATCGCCCTTCCAGTGAACGGTTCCGATTCTTCTTCCTGTCCACGTTATAATACTTTCAAAATCGGATGAAACGTAGGCGAAATATTTGTCCGGGGGAGAATGGATCCAATCGAAAAGCTCAGCCTCGCTCCGTTCTTCGTTGGTGGGAGGGTTAATGTCCGGAGGTAATTCTCTTGGGTGATAGCTGCAACGCTTCCCAAGCCAAGCGCGAAGCTGTCCGTCCCGGTTGATAATATCGTCCCGTTGGGTTTTGGTTATCATGGTGTTCCTGTTCATCCCGGCATCCGCCGGCCACACCCGCCTAGAGACGGCCCTAAGCGGGTGGGACCGGGGGATGGCTAGGCGTGATCCTCAGTGATAGTGACGGACAACCCGTCCGCCTCCATTTGAGCCGCGATGTTGTCGGCTTGGTCCAGCGTCTCCGCTTCCTCCCGCTCAAATCGGCGGGGGTCCATGCTGTCTCGGCCAGTCACGACATAGATGGTGGGCTCGTCGTAATCGCCGGGGTGGGCCGGGGTGGGGGGCATGGTGGGTATTGTTTAGAGTTGAATGGGCACAGTCAGCGCAGCCCCATAAGAACACGCCACGCCGCACGGTGCGTCACGGTGCCACCCTTGCCTGGAAGTTGCATCCAGCCCGTTCCCGTCCAAAGCCAGAAACCGGCTCTCCCGTTGGGGCAATTGTTCGTAACGTAGGCGCCGAATTGCAACCGTAGACTCTGGTATTGCGCGACTTCGTCTTGTGTCAGGCGTTTCATAGTGTGTTAGCGTGCTTCCCGGCATCCGCCGGCCACGCCCGCCTAGAGCCGTCCCTAAGCGGGCGGGACCGGGGGACGGCTAGACTCGCACCGTCTGAGCTGCGACGAAGAATGGATAGCCCTTCCCGTCCCGGTAAGCGACGACGGTAACCGTCTCGCCCGGTTCGCAGGCAGCAATCGCCTGCCCCAGTGTCTCCCATTCCCCGGTATCCTCGCCTTGAGACGTGGTGCGGAACCGGATGGTGGTAGTGGTGTTCATATTCGCTTCCATGCCGCCCACTCTGCCACGCTACCGCCCACCCGTCAACAGCTATTTAGCACCTGTTCAGACTTGCTTTCCCGCCCACACCCGACAACTATCAGCCCATGAACGGGTTACAACAGGTTAGCCAGGATGAAAAAAAGCTGGATGGGGAGGGTTGTCAACTAAACTGCCAAACGGTGTCAGAACCTGTCAAAACCCGCTCTAATCCTGTCGAATCTGACAAAACCGGCCCCGATTGGGTGGCGATTCGACAGGATTACCTGACAACTATGGAACCGGCGCACATCGTAGCTGCCCGGCATGGAGTAACCACCACAGCACTCTATCAGCAGTCCCGTAGGGGTAGGTGGCAACGGGCTGCCGGTCCAGCCGTTGAGAAAGCAAAGAAAGCGGTGCAAACCGCTATCAACCGGACGGTTGCACAAGCGGTCCATGCAGCGCAACCCGCTGTAACAGAGGCAATCCGGCAATGGCAAGAGCGGTCCTTGGCTGTAGCGGCTAAGGCGATGGGACACGTTGAGAACAAGCTGTCAGGGGAGCTAGAGGTTGAAGAATTGAAGACGCTGGTAGCAGCGGCGGACGGGGCAGACCGCATAGGACGGCGTGGGCTGGGGCTAGACAAGGGCGACACCGGCTCGCCGGACGGGACTCCGGTGCGCGTCCAGCTTGGGATCCGGTTGGACCTGTTGGGCGGGGCTGACGGGCTCGCTTCGATTGGTCCTGTGCTGGACGTGCAAGCTGAACAGTCTGGTTAGGACGGTCCAGCGGGCTTCAAAGCTTCGGCTCTTAGCTGTTCGATTCTCTCTTTGCTGACCCGGAACTGGACCGGGGTTGAGATGGCCCGCTCCATGTTCCATCCAAGCAGCTTAACTCTGTTATAGACAACATAATGCGGAAGACCAGCGGCCCTGGCGCGTCCGCGAATGCTGTCCGGCTTCCTGCGATCCGGATTGGAACGGTTAGCTGCCTGTTCCTTCCATGTTGCCCATCGGCAATTTCCGGGGAAATACCCAAGGTTATTGTCTATTCGCTCTAGCGTCATCCCGGGAGGTTTCTCTCCCATGTCAGCTAAGAATCGGGCGAAATCTGCCCATTCCGGACAGACGGTTATTCCCCGCCCACCATACCGGTCAAACCGTTGGTGGTTCGGGTTCAAGCAGCGTTGCCGCATTGCCGTCCACGTCCGGTACGTAATGGACTGTTTCGTTGCGGTGTGCCCGTGGGACTTAGGTCTTCCTCGCATGGGCCGCATTGTAACCGATTAACTGCTGCCGCGCAAGTTAAGTCCTGTCGCACAACAACGGGTATCTCCCATTGCCGGGCTCCACCGTGCCTTTAGCACGGGTCTTGGATGGGTTTGGACGGGCAGACTGGCAAGCATCCTTTTCTGGCCGGGCAGGGGCGGTGAGGGACCGGGGCAGCCCCCTTTTGCCACTGGCCCGTTACGTATATGAGGGCTGTAAAAATTTTCTCCCCTCCCAAACCGCTTAGCTACGGCTCCGCCTATTCGCCCCGTTCCATATGCTGCCGCATAGCCACTGTCCAGCATATCTAAACCGTTCCTATGCTACGCCTTCCCGTCTACACCGCTTAGCTTTGTGTGCGCGTTGCTAGGCTGTTCCTGTGCTACCGCTTAGCTCTTATCTGCTTCGTTCCTGTGTGGTTATAGTGCCGTTATGCTGTTGCTATGCGGCTGCTAGGCTGTTGCTAGGCTGGTCCAGGAGCTACCGCTTAGGGTGATCCTAGGTGGTGCTAGAGGGTGTGGGAGTGGAGGGAAGGTCCCTGGGACCGTCTGAGGGACGGGGGAGGAGGACTAGTAACGGGTGTACGTCTGAAGTGGGACGTACAGGAGGAGAACCGTATCGAAGCGGGGCTGGGCTGTTTCTGGGCAGGAGGCTCCCAGGTGTGCTGGGAAGCCTTGCCTGTGGGGGCGGGTCCGGTTACTGGTCCAGAGGTCGTTCTTTACCGAGACGTGGGCTCTACGCGGCCCTAACCGGAGGCACTCTATCAGTTCTGGCTAGGGGTCCGGGCACGGTAGTCCCTAGCAAGCTGAGAGTCGTATTAAGCAGGGAGGACTTACGCTACCTCTGCTCCTCTCATCCACCCGTGAGCCGCCCGAAACGATTCTCAGGGATGTACGCGGGTGGCTGGTGCAATAGGGCTGTGTGCCACCGGGGGAGTTCTTGTGGGAGAGGAGAAGAACAGCAAGTCTAAAGTTTAGGAAATATAAGAAAAGCCCCCGGTGGTGAGCCGGGGGGTGGTCTGTTACAGCTTGAGGCTGTCTGCTGTTGGGTCGATCTTGGTTGTAGTTGGGTCCTTGGAATTCGGGTACGGGTTTTGGACGAGGCCGGGGTTTTCTTCACCGATACGCTTAAGGTCCATGCCAAGCCACATGACAGCTTCCTGCAACTTGGTTACGGCCAGTGAACGCTCTCGGCTTCCGCGAAGATTTTTGGTGCGCTGAATGTTTTCGTCGATGTCCTTACGAAGCTGCTTAACGACTCTGATTTCAATTTCGATAAGCTCCTTGTAGTTGCAAATAGTATCCGAGTTGTGATGCTTGACGTTTGGGTCGGTCATGATTGTTTCGGTTGCTTAAAGTTATAGGATGGGTTGGGCGGGCTTGTGGTCCTCAAACTTGACGATGGCTTCAGCTTTTGGGAGATTTGCGCAGTTTGTGAGCGGGATGATAACAGCAACGCTCTCCACCTTCGGCCCGTTCATGGTGGAGGACTGGATCTCCATGTGCTTCCTGATGATGTGCTCGATGTCCAAGTGTGTGAGGGTGGTGGTCATTTCTTCTCTTTCCACGCGATACACCGCGTGCAATCCATGTTCTTGATGAATCTTACAAGAAATCGGCAGTATCCATTTGAGGCCAATCCTCCATCTGCGTGAACGCAGAACAAGCAGGTATTCCAATAGCTCCCAGTGTAGCGCGGTCGTGGCTTGTTCTTAGGCTTGTTCATGGGTGATGGGATGTGGATAGGCTGCTGATAGGCGGTTTAAACGGCGTTGGGCGTCATAGCAACGCGCCATCCAGTTCGTGCGCGATACGGTCGCACGCCAGTTTGTAGTATTCGGCATCCCGTTCGATGCCCACAAAGTTTCGGCCAGTCCGCAGGCACGCGATTCCCGTGCTGCCGCTGCCCATGTAGGGGTCGAGGACAGTCGCGCCGACCGGCACTCGCGCCGTTTCCATCGCCCACGCCATCAGCGCGGCGGGTTTCTGCATCGGGTGTAGCCGTTCCTCGCCGCGTTCGGTGTCTTTTATCATTCCCATCCAGCGCAGGCTTTTCAGTCGCGCCACGCGGTCGAGATTCGTCCACGCCATTTCGCAGTCTGCCATGTCGTTGCCGTTCAGCCCGTCGCGCTTGTCCCACACCAGCCACGCGGGAGAGTCCGGCAGGCGGCTTGCGTAGTGGTTCGCGCCCCACAGAATTACCGTCGAATAGTTCAGCCATCGGGCAGGCTCGAACGGCTTGTCATCGCCCATGATTTTGCGCCCCACGAATTTTGTCGTGCGCGCCAGCACGCCAGAGTTGCCGCCGTGCGAGTAGCCGATTCCATACGGTGGGTCACTCACGAGCGCGTCTGCCGCTGGCAGTTCCATCGTTTCAGAATCTCCGAGGATGAGAGTCGCCACACAATGACGCCCAACCAGTCGCTGCACAGAACAGCCGCCCCGCACGTCGGTTTGCAATTCGGTAGTCATCGTGGGCGGCTGTCTGTGAGCTTGTCGTTCGGCGACTTCAGTGGATATCGCGATGGGCAGTTGATATAGCCCGTCCCCTTGCCCACTTCTTCGGCTCGCT